TCAGCGTGCCAGCTTATCGTTAAGCATCAGCACCTGTTCGCCATTCATTTCTTCAATCCACGCACCGTAGACTTCATAAACCATTTGCGCGTTTTCATGCCCCATCTGGCTGGCTATGAAAGACGGGTTAGCGCCGGCAGATAAAAGCCAGCAGGCAAAAGTATGCCGCGTATGGTACGGATTCCGGCGGCGAATACCAGCACGTTTTACAGCTGCGTTGAATCTCGCACCGATGCTCGATAAAGAGTAGTAGGCTTTCTGTTCTCCTTTGCGCATCCGGGGTATGAAAACGAATCGCAGGCTTTGATGTTCCACTGCGCCATACTCGCGATGATTAAAGACAATTTCGGTTTTAGGCTGTAGCGCTGTCAGCTTGCGCTGTGCTTTCAAGGCTTCAAGTGCCGGCTCTAATAGGGTAATAACCCGGTTACCTGCTTCGGTTTTTGGTGGGCCGAACATGCCCAACGCATTAAGATTGCGCTGTATATGAGCCGTACCTTTTTCCCAGTCGATATCTTCCCAGGCAAGAGCTGCAAGCTCCCCATGACGGACACCGGTATAAACTGCGAATGTCCACATATTGAGGCTTTGGCCACGCTCGGATTCCGCAAGCAAACTAAACTCCTGCTTCGTTAAAGGATCCGGTTTTACTTTCCCTTTGTGTAGTTTCTTGATGCCTTCAAAGGGTTTGCCACTGATAAAGCCTGATTTGTGTGCAAACCGAAGCAGGGAGCACAGTAGCGATATATAGTTGTTCACGGTACGCACAGTGCGTCCCTGTTTATTGCTTCTGGGATTTGCCAGGTAAAGTGTCTCACCGTTCAACAGCTCCTTCCTGTATTTCAGAATGTCGCTGTGGCGTATAGTTGAAACAGGCGTATCTCCGTTGATGATGTGCATTAACGTACCGAGTTGTGAACGCGTCTTACGCATCGTGTTCGCGCTAATTTCGGTTTCTTTAATGCTCGTCCACAGTTCACACAGCTCTGAAAAGGTTTGAACTGAAACAGTGGTTACGGTTTTTTTTGCTCTGGAAGATGAAGGAAAGCGCTGGTTGTAATCAAACTCTCCAAGGTTGATCTCACTAACGATCACAGCCCGAAGATTCCCGGCTTTTTTGATGTTTGCCGGGGTGTTAATCCAACCTTTGAGAATTTCGCGGCAACGCTTTCCCCGGTACATAAACCAGATACAAATCTTATTGTTTCTGATTTCGACACCTGTAGGCAAAGCTGCCATCTTACGCATCCCTTATTAACTGATTAATTCTCGGATAGTTATACCAGGTTGTGCCACGCAAGGTTTTTTCTCCAGAAGGAGAAACCCGTTTAAAATGGATACCTTCCACCCAACAGCCTTGGCGATACTTCTCAATCTGTCGTTCGGTCAGGCCTGTTTTTTCTGTGAGCCTTGCGCCAACAACCCATTCTTCGTTAAAAATTACCTGCGACATCGTTCACCTCAGGTAACCGGCATGAGTATAGATATGCCGGTCTGTAGTCGTTGATATTTCAGTTTCAGTTTGCCTGGCCGGGCAGGGAACGCAGTCGGCGCATGCCGGTCATTGCTGTGGCCACGTAGCTTGCCTTGCAGTTGACTACCTCGACCCAGACCTTCACGCCTTCCACTCTCACCGTATAGGTCTCTTTCATCTTGCTGCGCCCATAGTCACCATATCTTTGCTGGTGGGCTGCGAGTGCGATTTCACATGCCTGGCGAGCCAAAGGGGATTGCTTACTGCCTCGATTAATCAGTCGCATTTCTTCTCCTTGAGGGAGTGTTTCCCCTCCCGATCTCGTTAGTCCACGTATTCCGGTTTCATATCCGCCAGGGTGATGCTGAACTGACCATGCAGTTCGTCGCCCAGATGGCGTTTCGACGATGCAAGAACGCGCTCTACTTCTGCGAACCGCGCAGCTGCATCGGGATCATCTGATGGTGGCAAGGAATTGATGGCTGCTTCGACTTTGTTCCGTGCATCAACCAGGTAATAACGCTTCACGGCCTTGTTTTTCAGCTCAGTGAACAGGGCAGAACCCAGCGTTGCTTTCACGGTTTCAATATCTGCGCGTAGAGCTTTAGCGCTATCTACATCCTGAGCCGCCTCGATGCGATCACGGAAATCATCAGCAAGTGCATCGATGTTTTGAGCTGATTCCTGAGACGTTTGAGTGGTAGTGACGTTGTCACCTGAAATATCTGCAAGGCTCACGTGCTGCGCCGTTGCCGGGTTTACCTCTCGTTCTTCACGTCGATCATCGAGCTCATCCGGGGTATAAACGCCCAGAATCACATCCGGGCAGAATAGTCTCGCCCAGCGTTTGACGGCCAGGTATGCCAGCTGTTGGCGGGGGTCGTCAGCCCAAAGGGTAGAGTTTCGGGTTCGGGCCTGAGCCAGCAGCAAATCGAGTTCTCTCGGCTGATCTTCACCTTTAAGCGTTGCGCGGATAATGATGCCGATCCCGGCTTCGTCGGCCAGGGTCCAGCCCGGGACGCGGTACTCGCCTTTGTCGCCTTTACGGATATTGAATTTTCCAACTACCTTTTCCCATGGCCCGTACCATTCATATTCAAAGCGGCTGGCCAGCACGCCGCTGCGCGAAATGACTGCATTAACCAGCTGCGCCTCATACCCGAGCACACCGTTAATCAGGTGCGTCTTTTGGGCCACGGCAAATGGATTCATCTGCCACTGTGCCGCTTGCATCGCAACAGCCATGCAGTCGGCCTGATTGCCCTGCAGGTGTTTAGGAACGGTGGCGGTGCCCTGCGCCATAATTTGCGCGAACGTGCTGATGGCGTTCAGATACTGGGAATCAAACAAAGCCACGTTGGAGTTAATAACGGTATTCTGGTCAGCAACGGTAACGTTAGTGTTATGCATAAATCCCCCTTAAGCCTGAGCGCGCAGCGCTTCGAGGCGGCGCAGGTCGAAATCGTTCAGTTCATCTGTGTAATCGGTAGTGATCGGCGCTGGCCATTCGCCCGTGTCGAATCCGGTTGCGATGGCGCGCATTGTTTTGCGGTACTCGAGCATGCCCAGTTCCAGCAGTTCGGTTGACGCCTCGATGATGGCGATCCAGTGGTAGTTCTCGTCTTTGTTGACGAAAATCCAGAAGAACTGGTCCAGCGCCGCGGTCTCGCAATACATAGCCGCGCTGAGGTGGTAGTCCCGGTCAATGATTTCCCGGTGCAGCCTGGCCCGCAGGCTTTCCTGCTTCACATTCCACATGCTGATGGTTTTCAGGTCCGCACCGATGCGCACGCCGTCCAGGTCGATCTCAAGGTCAGGACGTACACGAACTTCTAGGCCCGTTTCCTCGTCAAAGCCGAAGTAGCTCACTTCAACGGCACGGCTTGGATGTGTCAGCAGCATGCCAGCGGTCGGGTGCGCCAGGAGCGCAGACTGAATTGCCCGTGCCGTTGCCAGCTGCTGGCGGGTAACCAGAATTTTTTCGCCAGGGTTGTCGCGCCAGGCATCCAGTAGTTCGTCGGCGAATATGGCATCGGGCTTAACCGACTTAACTGCCTGGATCATGTCTGCTTTGCTGCCAGACACTTTCAGCGGTGTCGGTTTCTGCGCTTCCTGTGCGACCAGATCAGGATTGATGAGTGCTAATTGCTCAAGTAACGCATCACGGCTGCCGATGGTTTTAACCGGCACGGGCAGGGTGGCGTTGTACTCTTTAATACATGCCTTCATTGCCGTTGCTGTCTGCTTCTGGCCTTCTTCAATACGCTGGTACTCAGCTGGGAGAGCCATATAGCTTTGAGCCGTTTCTTCCAGGCTGGCACCAAGCGGCACTAGAGCGGGAAGGGACGCGTTATGTTCTTCAAGTAACGCTTTAATCTCGTCAGCGCTTAGCTGCGCCGGCAGGCTGGCATTGTACCCATCAATGAACTCACGCAGAGTTGCGGTGGTCGTAAACGCACCTTCAGGGATCTCCGGTTCTACGCTGAACTCTGCTTCGAGGTTTTCCGGCTGCAGTGCAAGGGCGTGCACTAGGTTCCCCATGTCCAGAACTTTGGATGCTGTGCGTGGTATTGTTTTAGCCACATGGCGCGCGTTGAAGTACATCAGGCTGACCCGGGCATCTTTCACCTGGGTTGAGCTAATACCGTTTGCTGCGTGATAAACGTCATTCGGTAGGCCTTCGTAGCGGCCAGGCTCGAAGTATGCAGGGAACTCCACTTCTGGGTTCGATTCCTGAACGCCAATTGTTTTTTCCTGCAACTGGTCTGCTTCTACGGAATCTGTCTGCGAATTAGCTGCATCAGTGCTTTCGCCCGGTGGTACCGAACCAACATCTTCGTCTTTCTCTTGCTTAGCCGTTTCCATCTGCACATCGCTGGTGGTCTCCGCTGTGTTTTCCGTTTTTTCGACTTCATTTGAGGTGGTATTGATGACTGGAACGGTATTTCCACCCATCAGGCCTTCGATGGAGAACATGCCGCTGCCGAGATTTGCAACCTGCGGTTGTTCAACAGGTGCTTCGGTCTCAACAGCCGGAGTAGACAGCGGCAGCAACTCCACAGCAGAGTTAAACTCAGCAGTCATGGTTTTATTCACAAACTCAAGATGAGCCGCTGGCGTGTGGTGGATGTTTTCCGGCGCTATGCGGATCAGATTGAAGATTGCCGCACGGTTCACCGCCAGTACGCCGGGCTGATTACGCAGGATGGCGCTCCATGACTTCCATGGCTCTTCTTTCTTCCCCACGATTTCTTTGGCGCGACGTAAAACACTTGATGGGATTTCAAAGTGATGGAAATCCATAGGCAGCAGGGCGCATGCGATCTCAAGATCGAGAGTGTCCAGAGTGTGGTGCGCGCCTTCGCCGCGATCCGTTACATGGCCGCCGTCTGCATTGGTACCAGAATCAGTGCGCTGAACATTACTGATGCGATTACCGTTAGCCCATTCGCGAACGAGAATGCCGCGATCGATATGCTCGGTGTTGAACCAGGTTTTAAAGAAATGAATTACCAGCGATAACTCTGTCCGTTTCCCGTCTAATGGGAAGACAGTCTTCAGAGCCTCAACAACCCGGGCAATTTCGAATTCAGTCGCTTTTTTGAACGCATTCACGTTCTCTGCAGCGAGCAGCATGTTTTGAACGTAGCTGTTATCGACATCCATCTCGAGCTGTTGAATTTCATTCTTCTGCTCAGTGTCGATGTGATAGGCGTACTCGTCAGAAATGAACTGAGCCAGAATGCGCTGACGCAGTGGGAGCGTAGCAACCGTGATCAGCTCAGGCATCTTTGTGTCTTTGGTATCAGTATTACTGCAAGTCGACTGCTCAGAAGAATTCCGGTAAGAATCTTCATGCTGTAACTTCACATTCCACGTACGCTGGTCTTCGTCCAGTTCGTAGCGTTTGCACCAGGTGTAATCCACGGTGCTTTCTTCCGGGAGGTCGTCGAAGACTGGGAAATCGGTGCGAACAGGTTTGGCGTAATCCTTACCGCGGCCGGTTTCAATACCAGCATCTTCCAGCTCAACATCGAGCTGCAGGTTGGCACGGGCTTCTGATTTAGCAGTGAACCAAATCACTGCGTCTTCTTTGCCAGATTTCTGCGTAGCCTTAACTACATAGAAAAATTCCATGTGAGATCCTCTTTTTTGGATGTAAGATCCCCGGGCCAGAGATAGCGCCCATTGGGTGAACTTTGGTTTTTTAAGTAGTTTTCCGGTGTAACTTTGGTCGGGAGCACCGGACGTACGGGCCGCCTTGCGCGGCTTTTACGTTATGCCTCGTGGGCCATCTGGTCGTACGAAGCACAACGTTCAGAGCAGTATTCTTTTTCTTTGCGCGCCAGCTGGGCGCCGTTGCGATAGAGAAGGGTACTTTTAACTACTTCCTCCGGTTCAACCGGCTTGCCGCAGTACCCGCATTTCGTTGAGCTACACATCTGGATTCCCCTTTTGCGCCAGCAGGTAGCACAGGCGGCGAAGAATCACCTCGAAGAAGTTCAGCTTTACAGCCTGCTGCCGTCCTGGTTTGCGTGCGAAATCAATCATTCTCACCCTCGTTTGCCTTATCGCCGGCCAGCGGAACGTTTACACCTGATGCGCGTTAATCTCTCCACCTCATCCGAATATTCGTATGCCATCGGCGGCTACTTCGTGGGCGTCCTGCCTTGGTGGAACGTGATGCGTCTTGTTGAGTTAGATTAAACACAAAGTTTAAGTTGCAGTCAACAATATGAGTAATTTTAAATAAACAAAATGTTTATATGATGCTTATGGAGAGTGAAATTTTGTTCTTTGGAGGCAAAAAATTCGACGAAATGGTACAGGCAGGAAGTCCGGGGAATGGACGCTTAGTACAAGGGATGTGCTAGTTATTCGAGGCGCATAAAAAAAGGCCACTTTATGGCCATTTCTTATAGTAGATCTTTACGAATCATTGCTGAAAGGATTACTCAATCATCCTGCGAACGAATCCGGCCTTTCATATACTTATCATATAGTTCGTCCAGCTCTTTCAGGCGAAGCGCGAAGATGCGAAGCATGTTCTGTTGCTCTTCTTCGGGAAGCTGACGGTAAAGTTCCAACAGGCGTTGTTCGTCCGGCTTCAGTCCATCTTTCTCGCCAACATCTTGGCCAAGCAGCCACTCAAGGCTCACCCCAAGCGCATCCGCCAGCTTAATCGCTGAGCTTTTACCAATCGTCCCACGTACGAACCAGTTATTGACCGATTGAGCACTGACGCCACAAATACGGGCCATGTCTGATTTGGTCAACTTCTTGAGCTCAAGAACCTCGTTAAGCCGCTGAACTTGTGGGTGGTTAATCTGATGAGTTTTTTCTTTCATGGACGAATTCTAAACCAAATGTTTATTAGCTCAATATTCAAAATGTTGACATAAACATAAACAAAATGTTTAATTGCGTTGTTGTTACAGGAGCTATTTATGAAAGCAATTGATAAAGCAATTACTAAAGCAGGAACTGCTACGCGCTTAGCCCAACTGCTAACCGTAAGCGCCATGACTGTTAGTCATTGGCGAAATCGATACAAGGGCGTCGTCCCGGCAGATCGAGTTTTGCAAATTTATGGGGTTACCGGCGTAACTCCGCACGAGTTGCGCCCAGATCTCTACCCAAACCCAACAGACGGTTTACCCAAACAGGAGCCTTAACAAAATGCAGACTGTTTCATTCCAACAGAGTAACAGAGCTTCCTCTAATTCACTGATATTCCAGTGTCATCAAAGCGAATCGGCAGTGAAGGATATCGATCATCGCGATATCTGCTCAGCGGTACGAGCTTGGGCGGCGGCAGAAGGGCGCGTAGCTGTAGCACTTCAAATCCAAGAAGCGGCGGAAGAACTTCAACTTGATGGCGTGGATTTCTCAGGCCAGGCCGATGTCTGGAACGTGAAGCTGTTCCGCTGGCTCGACAACAAAGAAGACTCCGCATCCTACCGTAGAAACGTCGAGCAGTTGGTGCCCGCGATCATGTCTGTATTGCCGCTTAGATACCGCGACCGCGTCGTAAAGAACGACTCGTTTGCGTATCGCATGGCCAGATTAGAAAAAGAGGTGAGTGAGGCGAAACAAGCTCTGATGCTCGATGCACCGAAGAAGGAAAAACTGAAGGAGTTAGGCGAGGGGATTTTCGAAATGTTCAGAGTCGATCCGGACCTTACGGCGCCGCTGTTGGCGATGGTCACAACCATGCTGGGGGCAATGTGAAGACTTCAGAAAAGGCGAAAGCCGCGGTGCTCGAACACCAACGGCTTTCAGGTGCAAAAACGGAGTGTAATTGCGGAGCTAAGTATGTCAAACACAGCTGAAATTATCAATTTCCCCCACAGAACCGAACAACCGGGAGGTCGTATGGCCGACCTGTCGAACGGGTATACCAAGGTCGCTAACGAGATCCAACAGCTCAAGCCTCGTCTGAGAATGTCAGGCCGGGAGTGGCAGTGTTTTGAGGCGGTGATCTGGCTTACCTACGGCTGGAACAAGAAACAGGACCGCGTTACGAACACGGTGATCGCTGAGCTTACAGGGCTAAGTGATTCGCACGTTTCTGATGTGCTCAAATCACTTGCAGAACGCAAAATCATCTTCTGTCAAAAGCAGGGCGTAATGAAAACTGTCGGTATAAATACTGACCTTTCTGCCTGGATTTTATACAAACCGAAAACGGGAAAAGTCTTCCCGAAATCGGGAAAAGTGTTACCGAAAACGGGAAAAACCTTCCCGGAAACGGTAGACACCCAAGACTATAACAAGAACAATAATAAAATATCCTCGTCTCGGAATTCTGACGAATCCCGAAACCAGAAAACTCAAAAGTTTCTCTCTCGCCATCCTGAAGCTGCCGACGGGATATACACCCCGGCAGGTAAATCATGGGGATCCGCTGACGACCTCAAGGCTGCCCGCTGGATTTACGACAGGCTTCTCACCGTCAACGCTTCGCTATCTGAGCCAAACTGGGCGGAATGGGCAAACACCATCAGGCTGATGCGTGTCCAGGACAAGCGCACGCACTACGAAATCTGTGACCTGTTCCAGTGGGCCAACCGGGACGAGTTCTGGAAAGACAATATCCTGAGCCCCTCGAGTCTGCGCAAACAGTGGGATCAGCTCACTACCAAACGGCTGCGTGCAACCGGAGCGGTAAAACCATCTCGGGGCGGCATTGACCTGCACAACACCGACTGGATTGATGGAGTGCTGGAATGAAAAACCTAGCTGAGAGCATTCGCAATTTTGACCGGGAACAGGCTCGGCGCGTGGCGCACAACCTGCCTGAGCAGTACACCGAACGCGAACAAACGCACAATGTAGCGCAGATTATCAACGGGCTATTCGTACAGCTGGCCGCCGCGTTCCCGGCAAGCCTGGTTAATCGCAGCCAGGAAGACGTGAATGAGATCCGCCGACAGTGGGTGCTGGCCTTCAAAGAAAACGGGATCACCACTCTGGAACAGGTTGAAGCGGGCATGTGCATGGTACGGCGCCAGGAGCGTCCATTCCTGCCTTCGCCAGGCCAATTCATCAAGTGGTGCAGGGAAGGGCGCAGCGTACTGGGGATCACCACCGCTGACGTCATGGCTGAATACTGGAAGTGGCGTAAGCTGGTATTTCGTTACCCGAACAGCGAGCAGTATCCGTGGCCTAAGCCGGTTTATTATCACATTTGCCTCGAGCTGCGGCGTCGCGGAACTGATGGCCAACTCAGTCACAAAGAGCTTGAGCGTGAGGCCGGTGATATTCTGGATAGGTGGGAAAAGCGGGTGCTAGCCGGGAAGCCGATTCCTCCTGTTAGTAGGGCGTTGGCTGCGCCAGTTGCTCCGAAAGGGCCGACACCGGCGGAGCTTTTGAAAGCTAAATATCAACGGATGAAAGCCGATGGCAGGGCTTAGTGAGGAAATGGTCTGTTATGAGCGAGAAGCGGACTCTACCGTGGATTTTATCAACACTCAGGGTTTGCTTTTAAAAATTGTTATCCAGTTTTACTGCATGAGGTATCCCATAATTGTCCTACCGTTTTACTCATTTTTTGTCTCTTTTATCTATGACATCGATGGTTAAGATTACAACGTCTGAGCAGACGTACTAATTTAAATTCTGTCATTCAGTCGTAGCGATTCTGTGAGACATCTTTTTATTTTAAACAACTCAAAAAGGTGGAAATAACGATGAAGCGTCCAAACTGGTTTCAAGTTTCCGATAAAGGTGGCAAGGCTATAGCAGCGCTCCATCATTACGCCACTACTGGTACAGGTTTACCTGCCGAGCTGATCCATTTAATTTTTTTAAGAGTTTCCCAGATCAATGGTTGTGCACACTGCATAGATATACATACTCGCGATCTTATCAAGAGTGGCATGTCCGTCGAAAAGATTGTATTGGTGCCTGTCTGGCGAGAAGCTACCTATTTATTCTCGGATATAGAGCAAGCTGCCCTCTCATGGGCGGAAGAAGTTACCCGTGTTAGTGAAACACATGCTTCCGATGAAGCATATTCCGCAGCGCTTTCTGTATTCGGTGAAAAAGATTTGGTTGAACTTACCATTGTTATTGCCACCATGAATGCCATTAATCGTATGGGTATTAGTTTTCGAATGAAGCCGCTTGCTAAAGCTTGACAGATGTAAATAGCTCCCATAAGGGACTCTGGAGCTATATTAAAGTCTGCTTCTGGCACACAAATGACATCCCAGCCTGTGCATGACCGTAAAAACTACCTTCACTTGATAAGCCGCTTCGGGTTATGACGAGGCGCTTGTGTGACATGCTGGAAAACCAATTTAGGCGTTTACTGAAAGCCTGGTTGTCCTCAAGTGAAACGACCCTTAGAAATTTCTATGGCGAAATAATCACATAAGTCTTCTCCACGTGTGTTATAAGCGAGTTTGAAATCGCCACCACTGGCGGTTAAGAGGCATCTCATGAAACTACGTATCACAAGAGCAATCGGCCTCAGCAAGTTCTCGCCACGTTGGGTTAAGGTTATCTGTTTACGGTTGACTAAAAACGATATTGAGCGCTCCCTCAACGCTCTTCTGGCCACAATCGATGAATCTGAACTTACCCCTGAGCAAGTCAAAGCATTAAGGGAATGCATTGACAGAATTAACATCGCAAGGGGGAAGGGTATGCAGGCGTGAGCACGTTTGATAAAAGGTAAGCCAGCACTGTATATGCGCGGCACGTTTGCTGCGCAAGTATCGCTGACCGTTCGATACCAGCTGAGCTTTTAGAGCCAAATTTAATTGGATCAATGCTGGTGGGAGGGGATAGAGATGAACTGGTTCCTGTGAGCGAAAATGAGGCCAACAATCTAAGCCTGCTCGGTTTACCGCATCTTACTGAGTACTGAAGCATTGCCTTTGCACCCGCCGGGCCCGCTGACTTTTCCCTATGTATTAGTTCACCCGCTTCCAGCTTGACACCCACCGAGTATGACTGCGTTAATCCTATGAAAAAGCAATAAGTCTACAAGTTCTTTTTAACATTCGCTGAATTCATTAGATTCTGGCCAGAAGATCTTCAAATATCCATTTTTATCATATTTTGAAAAAAGATTGCCCTGGAAGCAAAATATCCCAGCGGATTCGAGCCACATCCATTCTTCTGTCTGCTCGACTCCGGTAGCACAGATTCTTATTTCCAAAAGTTCACAGCAGCGGATTAAACTTAGGAGTATAGCCTGCTTGGAACCTTCTTTATGTATATTGTGTATCAGTTGCGGGTGTATTTTGAGCTTCTCAGGCTGGAATTTCGAAAGAAACAATAAACCTGCATTACCCATACCAAAGTCATTAATAGCAACGCTTAATCCGCAACTTTTGAGTATCTGCACTGAATGCGCGAACTCATCAATTTCAGGGATTATTTCGCTCTCTGAAAACTCAACTATAACTTGTTCTGGGTATAAGTTACTTTCTCTGATATAATCGAGCAATATTTCAATCGCATCAGGCACCCTCAGTAAGGTTAAAGGCAGGAGTGTTATTGATACTCGTTGTGAAGAGGTAATGAAACTCCCTACGATTTTTAACAAGTCTCTCTTCGATTCCAAATCAAAAAATAAATTATTGGCTTTAATATCGCCTTTATCTGATTTTGCACTCAAGACAAAAGAATGAATTTGAGCAGCCAGAGGGTCTATAACTGCATGCATGTCTTCGATAATATCGGGATCAACCGATGATACATTTATTTGATCGGATGAAAAAAACCAACTGAATCTATCAGGAAGTTCATAATAGCTGTCTGTCTCAGCAGAATCTATAAATGTACGGAAAAACCGTAATGCTCTGTCGTTGTAAAGCAATTTATGTTGGGTTGTTCCACGTTGAAGAACCCTGTCCAGACACTCTTCTTTACTGAATAGTCTTATATCAATTAATTCCATGCCTGAGCGACCAAATCGTCGATAGGGGGCATAATCGGATAAGAGTTCTACAATGTTAAAGTGAAGTGCATCCATACAAATTTTTTTATAGATTTGCATTACAGCGGTTTCATCTCCTTCCAGAAGCTGTAAGAAATGAACGCCATTAAAAAGTAAAACACCAGTTACCCCCGCATGTTCATTTCGGGAATTGGCTTCACTAACCATGTCAACTATGGATTGAATTGGTGTATCAGCTCGCAGGTGGCTTCGGTAGATGAGAGTGGTAAGCATAGTTGCACACTTTAAAGGATTTTCTACTAAAGTAGCATGCGAAAGGTCAGTTAGGGCTATTTAACTGAAAAATTTACAAAAAAGAGTCCGGTAACATTAAAATTGTCCATGAAGAGTAAAATGCTTCACAAAAAACCATTCAATAACCGTGGTTAAAGCCCGCGAGATATGTTTGGCTCTGCAACATAAAAATTGCCTGGTATGCGCACGTGACAAAGTAAAAATTGATTCTAAGATTTTGGTAGTGAAAATGATTACATGGAGTTTCGAATGGTTTTTATTGCGGCTTTAACTTTATCTTTTCTTCTGTGTGTAGCGGGCCTTATCTTCATTTTGCTGGAGTTAGTTAGCATAGGCTGCAACCCTGAACGACATTGAACAATACGTGCAAGAAATCCAGCAAAATCATTGATTGAAAGGCTCTTGACCTCAAGTTAACTTGAGCTTTTAAGATGGCGATTCTGGAGATAGTCAAAGGATTAGCCTAATGAAAGAGATTGATGTCGGTTTTACGCACGTTGCGTTTGTTGTTAGAGATTTGGAAAAAAGTATCGATTTTTACGGCCGTTATGCTGGCATGGAAGTCGTACACAGGCGAGAGCCTGACCTTCCGGAGGCACGTAAAGTCGCATGGTTAAGTGACCGAACTCGCCCTTTTGCGCTTGTCCTTGTCCAGGTTGATGCTGTGACTGACACCCCTTTAGGTAATTTTGGTCACTTGGGAGTAGCTTGTTCAAGCATTGAAGAAATCGACAATAAAGTAGCGATGGCCAGAATGGAAGGCATCTTGCGAAAAGAACCGGCTCAGGCAGGCGAACCGGTAGGTTATTATGTCTTCTTCGCTGATCCTGATGGCAACACACTCGAACTTTCTTATGGTCAGAAAGTCGGGATCGAGGCTTTCCGTCAAGATGATAGAGTGCCTGCATCTCAGTAAATTTCGATAACCGGTTGGATTACATTACGCACTGGTAATGTTTCATGTCGTTTTAGAGCTTGCTGACAAATTTGTTGCTTAGTAACAGCAAGCTCCATAATAGCCTTTACGAATTTTCATTTTATAAATCTCATATCGAAACCACAATTTAGTAGTGAAACTGCACTAAACTCCTCAGAAATCTATTCAACATAACTATTGTGTAGACCACCAAATCTGAGATCTGTCCCAAATCGTTCTTAAAACCGATACCTGCAAGCTTGGAAGCGCTCCATCCTTCTAACACTCTTTAATCGTTGCAAAATCCGTAAGATACGTTTATAAATATACTGTATATACATACAGGTTTTTGTTGCGGAGGGAAAAATGAAAATCGAGTTAGCCATTGATCGCATGAAGAAACTTCCTGATGGAGCTATACCTGCACTAGAGTCAGAACTGCTCAAAAGGCTCAGCAAGCAGTTTGATAATTGTCAGCTAACGATCAAGCGTGCCAGCAATGATGGTCTGAGTGTTTTCGGGGGCGACAAGAAAGAGGTTGAGCAAATCGTGCAGGAGACCTGGGAAAGCGCCGACGAGTGGTTTTATTAATCGCGTGAATTTCACTGGAGCAGTTTCAAAGAGTATCGCTGTTTGCGTTCCCCTGGCTGTTCCCGATTACTGTTTACCGCGTCAATAAGTCGCTCTGGGGGAAATAGTGTGTAGTGCAGATGCCTTTAATGCAGATGATCAATGGTACGACGTGGTCAGAAGGGCCGATAAAGCAGTTATCTATAGCTTCCCGGCTGAGGGCAGATATCTGGTTTATCGAGTAAATGGAATAGTTTCATTACGACCGTTGCTCGAAGAGGAAGAAATATTCACTCTCAACGGGTTTATGCAATTTGCAAAACGACTGGGGTACCGAGTTACACCACCGTCTGATATTATTATTTCATAGGCCTGAACAACCTATACCTGATGCGCCACGGAGAGAACCATGGCGCTAGAATTACAACTTATCAAACACCACTCAGGAATACTGATCCCGGCTACGCCTGAGACCAGCGATATCCTGCAATCCAAAACCCGGCTCGGCGATGTTCTTGTTGCCGAGTTCAGGCGGGTACGTAACCCGGCATTCCATCGGCGCTTTTTTGCGCTTCTTAATCTCGGTTTTGAATACTGGGAACCAACAGGCGGGGCTATCTCGAGTAACGAGCGGAAGCTGATTACCGGCTACGCCAGGTTCCTGGCTTTTTATGGCGGGAATGAGGGCGCGCTGATCGATGCTGCCGAGCAGTATCTTGAGCAGGTTGCTTATCGACGCGTCACAAATGGCATTAGCCTGTGTAAATCCTTCGATGCTTACCGCTCATGGGTAATCGTCGAGGCAGGGCACTTTGATGCCATTCAGCTACCTGACGGCACACTCAAAAAGCATCCTCGCAGCATTTCATTCGCCAACATGGACGAACTAGAGTTTCAGCAGCTTTATAAAGCAGCGCTCGATGTACTCTGGCGCTGGGTACTGTCGCGTTCATTCCGCAGTCGTGATGAGGCAGAAAATGTCGCCGCTCAACTGCTTGGCTTTGCGGGGTGATGGAATGAAGAAGACCTGGTTCCACCATACCGATTGCAGCACCGAACAGGCCGACGAACTGGTTAAGCGTTACAAAGCGCGCGGAGTTCGAGTTGAGCGCAGCCTTAACCCGGATTACGTGACCTGGACTGTCAGTGCATTCTTGCCGACCTCAAATACACCAGCGCGCCCGGACAGCCGCTGGCGAAACCGGATGTGGGGGTGAACGTGAAGACATATCAAATCACTTTGCCATGGCCGCCGAGCAATAACCGGTATTACCGGCACAACCGCGGCCGCACGCACATTAGCGCTGATGGCGTTGCGTACCGTTATGCGGTCGCAAGTGCCATTCAAAGCGCCCGGCTTAATATCCGCACGGCCGCACCACTAAAAATCCGTATTGAATGTCACATGCCCGACCGCCGGCGCCGCGATCTGGACAACCTGCAGAAGGCTGCATTCGACGCTTTAACCAAGGCGGGATTCTGGCTGGATGACTGCCAGGTAATCGATTATCGCGTTGTGAAAATGCCTGTCATTAAGGGCGGGAAATTAGAACTCACCATCACCGAGCTGGAGACCGCATGAATCTTGAAAACACCCTCAAATATCACTTCGCCAAATCGACAATGATTAGCGACTCTCCGCGCGCAACGGCGTCAGACTCATTAACCGGAACGGATATCATGGCCGCTATGGGAATGACGCAGGAACGGGCAGCATTGGGTTATAGCGCTTTTCTCGGGAAGATGGGTATCAGCAAGAATGACCGGGAGTGGGCCATCGAATTGCTGGCCCAGTACGCGTTGACTAAGTGCGATCGGGTTGCTGCACTTCGCAAACTGGATGCCAGGGTTAAGCCATTAGTGATGCACCAGCTGGCCACCTTCGCGTTTGAGGACTATTCCCGCAGCGCCGCCAGCGTGAAGCAGTGCGATGGCTGCGATGGGGAAGGGTTTATTGACGCTGAGGTATTCAGCATGAAGTCTCACACTCCGGCAAAAGATAAGAAGTTCGTGAAGATGTCTTTGCATATGGGCGTCGAAGATATTCACCCTTCCGACTATGAGGTGCTCAGGCAGGTCAGGGAGGTTGCACGCGTTCTCTGCCCTCAGTGTAAGGGCAAGAAAGTTGTTAGTTGTGCCTGTAGAGATTGTCACGGCCGCGGGAAAGCTGTTAATCAGGCTCTTACAGAACAGCAGGGCGTTCCGGTACTGACTGATTGCAAGCGCTGCAGTGGGCGGGGGTTTGAGCGAATTCCATCAACGGAGGCTTACGCAGCTTTAAGGGAGATAACGGATGCAATCAGCCTCGATACATGGAAGAAATCTGTTAAGCCATTCTACGATCATCTCATCACCAGGTTTGACATCGAAGAGGCCTGGGCTGATGCGCAGCTGAAGCAGATAACAAAATAGGGCGTGAATTTATCGTGAACTATTTACTTTTCCCGAATCTGTGGTAATTTTGCTCTAACGATGGGTTACTGCCTTCGTTTAAAGCCCTGCGGTTAACTCCGTGGGGCTTTTTGCTTAATAGCGACTTAAGAATATCTAAAACCATTCAACCCTGCGGTGACTTATAATTTCCCCAACAACGCAGGAGGGAATATGGAAGAAGGTTTCTACTGGATTCAGCACAACGGCAGGATTCAGGTTGCTTACTTCAGCAATGGCGTTACTGAAGACCTTGAGACGGGACTTACTTTTAATGGTATTTGGCATCTGACACAGGGTGACGACATCTGCGACAACGGAGAAGCTGAGGTGATTGAAGGCCCTCTCCCTCTACCATTTAGATGAATATATTCATCTGATTATGTGGCAGATTCTTCATACTGCACATATGCTTCTTAAGCATCCTGCGGAATGGATGTTTCTGAAAGCGTTTTTGTGGTGGATCCCCCTAAGCGGAGGGGCGGTTCAGCAGGACATTTCTCCAGAGTGTCCAACCAGCGCGCGGAAATGAATGCTGTGATCATTTCCACCGGGAGGCACCCGGCACCACTCCCTTAGTTATTGCCAACTTAGCTATTTATGCCTGCTTGTCCGAGCAGGTTTTTTTTTATTTCTCCCTTGTGTTTTGTAAGAGACCTCAGAGCTAAGAAAGGGTGCTAAACCTCAGTACGTGTTTTAGCAAAACGATCCTCGAAACATTACAAGCTCGTCTGAGACAAAAAAGCGCGGAGAACGACATCACTCCTCTCCGCAATAATAATTCCATCTTTTGCCCGATTGTCTTTCTTTTATCCACAAAAGCTAAAGTCATGACTTAATGTAAATAATAACAGCTTTAAACTATGAGAGCAGTTAATTTTTTTTTGTTTAAATGACTCTCCTTAAGGATTGTTTAATCTATTGCTTTCCTAAGGGAGAAAGAAGCGCCGAAGAGTATCAATCATCATCAGGCTGCCGTATGGCAGCCTTTTTTATTTTTATCAACAGCACCCGCACTTAGCGAGGTGAGAGACCATGAAAATGAATGATTCAGGGAACATCTTCACGCAGTTCTTCGCGTGGGTAGCAGCTCTGGCGTCAGCCATTGGATTTACCACTCAGGATCTGGTGTTCATGTTCTTTGGCGCTGCTGGTCTGCTTATCTCGCTAGCCTCGTACATTAACGGGCGGGTAGATGCAAACCGCAGGCGTAGAGAGGATGAGAAGCGAACAAAAATGGTCAATGACTACCTGAAAGGCGTTGGTGATAAACCCCTCCACGAGCGTCCCGCTGCTGCAAGCGTGGTCGTTGAGGCATTACAAAAGGAAGGTGAGTGATGGGATCCAGAGCAAAGTTGAGTACCGCAGTTCTAGGGCTGATACTGGCTGGTGCTCCTGCATCCGTAATCCTTGACCAGTTTCTGAATGAGAAAGAGGGTAACAGCCTCACGGCCTACAAAGATGGCGGCGGTATCTGGACTATTTGCCGCGGCGCAACGATGGTTGATGGTAAACCGGTTGTGGAGGGCATGAAATTGACTCAGGCCAAATGCAATCAGGTGAACGCCATCGAACGCAATAGGGCTCTGGCGTGGGTTGACCGCAATATTACGGTACCGCTTACCGAACCTCAGAAAGCTGGGATCGCTTCTTTCTGCCCGTACAACATCGGGCCGGGTAAGTGCTTCCCGTCCACGTTCTATAAGCGCATCAATGCCGGTGACCGCCACGGGGCATGCGAGGCAATTCGCTGGTGGATTAGAGACGGCGGCCGCGACTGCCGCCTGACTAAAGGCCAGAAGAACGGCTGCTACGGTCAGGTAGAACGGCGAGACCAGGAAAGTGCGTTGGCGTGCTGGGGGATCGACCAGTGAAAATTGATCCGGGTCTTATCGGCGTTTTCATTATTGCTGGCCTTTCGGTTGCCCTCGTTAAGAGCTGCTCGGAGGCCAGTAATCTTCAAAGCGAAAACGACGTTCTGCGAAGTGACAATTCTCTGCAGGGGCAGGTGATCGCTACCCAAGCATTCAACTTCAATCGATTCAATCAGGTTGCAGAACATGCCAATAGGCTTAACTCCCTGATTGATACCAGTACCGAAGAAACCGTAATCGAATACCGGGAGATTTTCCGCCGTGAAAAAACCTGTGATTTGCCTGTTCCTGCTGACATTGCTGGTGGGCTGCTCAAATACGCGCACCGTTTACGTGCCAGCGCCATGCACACCGATTCCAATGGACCTGACACAACCGATGATCGTGCCGTTGCCACCAGCTCCATGACGTATTGTCAGGCAGTCTTGTGGATTAAGCCGCTACTGGCCGTAATTGAGAAGGGCAACAATAATTTCGCTGGCATAAGGCAGATCGAGCAGGAAAGAAAGAACTAGGGATGGCTCATCCTTGAGCACACGGGTATTTCTGAACGACGGCTTTACCTGACATAGCAAAGCCTCCTTTAAATTTTAGAAAACACACAATATTTAGCAAGCGAAGCGCCACTATCCAAAAAAAAGCCCTCGCAAGGAGAGCTAAAGGAGTCTCAGTTTCACATGCTCTTTTTATCGATGATTCCCTGGAGTTGGCATTCTCCGCATCAGAGTCCTGAACAGTTTGGCAGTCAGGCAGTAATCAACAAGCATAAGCGCTAGTGATTAAGATAATCCTTACCTAATCATTTGGGCCGGGCAGTAACATCAAATGCTCTGATTATCCATAGGGCTGACATAGCGACTGTAAAGGTATAGAGTTGAGGTGTCTTTATGGAATGAGGATTAACATGAAAGGTAAAGTGATTATCGCTGCTATGGCTTTGGTTTCGTTCTGCGCTGTTGCTGAGGAAGGGCAGTATCTTTCTGACTTCGCCAGTGCAAAAAGCACGTCTAAGAGCTACTCCCAACTGATAAGTCAAAATAAACTACCTGCATGGGTAAAAAGTGGTGGCACAAGCACACCATCAACCGAAGTAACAGTTGCGGGCAAAAAGTATATTGCTCTGTCAGGGTGTAAACCACACAGTTGCCCAGAACAGAATATTGCTGTTCTCTACTCACCTGATAACGGTGATATCCATGGTGTGTTTTCTGATTTCAATGCAGAAAAGAACCAAGAGACATTGACCTGGTTAAACGTGGATCCGATTGATTCTGATGCGATGAAAAATGCGCTTTTCAATCGACTGTACGGCAATTAAATAACCCATGCTTCAAACTGTAATCTACCAGTTTGAAGCTTCAATACACGAATCAATCGTCTCACAGTGTGTTGGTCGCTCACATCGCACCCTCATTCCGCTTAACTTTAGCAATGAATTCCTCTGTGATTGATAGACCCGCTATGATTTCCGAGTTTAAGACGGAAGCACCAAATTTGCTTACAAGGTCAAGAAGAGTTTCATATGTCTGAATCAGTTCCATTAGATCGGAAATCACTAATTGATCATGCTCAGTGCGCAAATGAGACCGGGCAGAGGCTTGATGCACTATCCACTCGAGATTGGCCTTGATTTTCTGTACGTCATCGTAGTTATACATATTTCATAAACTTAAATCCTCATTTCAAGATTTCTTTGAGAAAAAATACTTCATTGCTTCAAATAGTGAAGCTGTGAGTGACGTCTAAAGTTCATTCAGTTTAGAGGTTACAATGGCTAAGCCGGACTGGGGCGAGCTGCAGAAGCGGTTCCTGTCTGATCACGCTGCTACTGGCATATCCCCTAAGGAATGGTGCGAGACACATAACCTTAATTATGTAAGTGCTCGTCGCTATATCAAGAAAACTGCTACGCAAAATACAAAAATTTACCCGCGAAAGATAGCACGCACTGCGCAGAAAGATAAAAGCGCAGATGAGCTGGTGGACATGGGAACCTGAAAGGCGTATGCGATCAGCTGCGGCGCTGGACTCATGCTGGAGGCAAACAGTGGAAAGGGTGAGTAACGCGCCGGGAGATTGAGCGCGAAGTCTGCATGTGGGACCAGAAATGAGCCGATTAACCGCAATCATCTGCGCTGTCGTTATCTGTCTGCTGCTTTCAATGGTTTGGGCGATTAACCACTATCGGGACAACGCCATCACCTACAAAGACCAGCGCGTTAAAGCTATCGAACAACTGACCCTGGCGAACGCCACCATCAAAGACATGCAGACTCGCCAGCGAGGTGTCGCTGCGCTGGATGCCAAATACACGAAGGAATTAGCTGATGCGAAATCTCAGATTGAAGATCTGCAGCGTTGCGTTAGCACTGGTAAGTGTGGGCTGCACGTCAACGCCAGATGTCCCGCGAATGGAGCGACCGGCACCAGCGGCGTGGGCGATGCTTCCGGCCCCCGACTTACTGACTCCGCTGAACGGGATTATTTCACCATCAGAGAGCGAATCGTCACAGTGACGAAGCAGGTGGGATATTTGCAGGACTACATCAAAGATCAGTGCCTGAAATAAAAAATTTTCGAGTGGTCATGTCGATTCATGACTATTAAAACGTATTCATAGCTATTAACTGGATACCTATATCTATCTGAATTTTAATGATTTAATTAAGCCTCGCTTACTGCGGGGCTTTTTTATGCGCATCTCACGCGCACATCAACGAGAGCCTTTCAGTAAGCGAGCCTGAGAAATGCCGTTATAGGTGGCGACCTCTCTCGGGCGGCTTTTCTGTGAGACAGGCTCACTTTCTAAAAGGTAAAGACGCTATGACAAATCAAACCGTGAATGTTTACGGCGTATCTGTCCGGGTTGACTCTGCAGGAAGATACAACCTTAACGATCTGCATGCAGCAGCTGTTGCCAATGGAGAGGCGACAGAATCACAAAGGCCGAACAAATTTATTCGAAGTGCAGCTGTAAAGCGTTTCGTTTCTGCACTGGACTCCAGAGGACAAAAATGTCGTCTGAAAGAAAATCAATCACTTAACATTGTGAATGGTGGTGTGAACCAAGGTGTTTGGGCGGCTGAATTATTAGCTATTCGCTATGCGGCATGGATTAAGCCTGAGTTTGAAATTCAGGTGTACGAAACATTCCGAGAAGCTGTTCTTAGTAGCATTACCAGCATGAATCGACTTAACCGCCTCGACTTGCTGATCGCGACGGAGACCAAAGAGGTCAGTGCCTGCGCTAGGGCAATGAACAAATGGGGCGTTGGTGGCCGCAAGAAACTACTCAACGGTGCGCGTGAGCGGATCGTCAGCCAGATGGACCCTGACATGGTCACGTTAATGGAAGAAAAAGCTAGCTAACCGGCTCACAATTGAGCGCGTTGATTAGAGAGCCACTATTACAACGGTTCAGCGTTATAAAACTCGTATATGGGTGGGTTTGATAGATTGATGGTGGTATTGTCATTGAAAACCAAAGGAGATTTTTAATGACAGATTATGAGATTGAGGACATTGCGGGGACTATGATTCCTTTTAGAGGCTTACAATTATTGTCGATTGGCCCGATGAAGAGGCTCGTTTGGCAATGGGAGGTCAATGGCAATCTAAGAAGTCACAGTGAAATTATTCAGGATGGGGTTGCTTTAAGTGCTTCGCAACTTAGTGAGCAGCTTGCCTCAGCTATTGAGGGTATAAAGGCTAAATACCCAGATGAAGAATTCATTAGGCATTAAGTGTCGAAAACATAAAATACAACCGCCTACGGGCGGTTTTTTTATTCCCATATGAATCGTGTCGTTTGTGGGGTGAAAGTTATGGTGGCTTGGTTCCAGTTTTTTCCGGCAAGAATTTTCTCTATGCATTGTGTAGCGTAAAGGGCATCTGGTGGAGTGAAAGATATATATTCGCTTTCGCTGGTTAACTTGAAGTCATGTATAGCTGCGATTGCCGTACGCCCGCCATTATCAATGCTCCGAAAACAAGTAATCCTCGCTTCGTAAAACGTGTCGGGCAAGCCCTCTAGCATGCATCCAGTGGCCCATTGCAAAAGCTTTTCATTTGAATACTCCGGCTGAGTGGTTGGAGCTTCCTGCTGCTTACTTATGAGCCGCTTAAATGTATTGAGAAAGGAAAACATGTCACCTCCTTGGTTTTTCAAAGTAAGCATAATATTGCAATCCACCCGGAGAGATCCATCGTGAGGGTAATATCCATGATAAGGGATAACGACAACGATATCCCCACCTGAGGATAAGCCCATGAAGCACTGAAGCGGATAGTCCGTAGCCGAAAGGCAATGCAGCGGTCATTAAACTGCCCCGAGTTGCGTGATGCCGAGAAGGTTTAGCAGACCGTCTTGGGGTAAATAAGGGGACATGCACCGGTAAAGCAGTACGAACGTCATACGCGCACCGATTATGAGCGGCGATGATGCGACAGCAACTCAAGGGTATGAGCGTGGCCACTCCGGGAGGTGGCAGCCATTACAAAGTTCACCTGCTGGTGGGCTTGATAATGTAAAAAGTGATTTGAAATCTTTAGGTTAGCCCCAATATCTCCATTTCCACAGATTGGCTGTGGGCAAAGGAGATTAGAATGCTTGAATTGCATACAACAATACTGACCGGGCCTTGTGATAAGTTCGAACTATACAGTGATGGCCCCCACTCTTCGAAAATTAAGCGAGTTATGTTTTACCGATTTAGGAATCCGGACCATATACCTGGTCGAGCCCATTGGGTATACGAATGTGATATAAATATTGAGAGCTTTGTCAAAAATTCGAATGAGCCTTCTACTCTGTTAAATGGTCATAAGGACAATAGCGTAGATAACATCAAAGCGTACTGCGAGCAGTATCAGCACAGGGAATAGCGAAGCATTAGAATTTCGCTAAATTACCAACATTAGATTTCACAGAGCCACTGGCATCCGCTGGTGGCTTTTTTATTGGAGTAGCAATGGCAAAACCGGACTGGGGCGAGCTTCAGCAACGGTTCCTGTCCGAACATGCCGCAACCGGCGTATCACCAAAGGAATGGTGTGAAACGCAGGGACTGAACTACGCGACTGCCCGCCGATATATAAAAAAACCTTCTGCGCAAACTGCGCAAAAGCCTGCGCAGAAAAAAATGCGCACTGCGCAGAAAGATAAAAGCGCAAATGAGCTGGTGGATGATGATGGACTTACTGCTCAGCAGCGCTTATTTGTCGCGGAGTACCTGAAGGACAACAACGCCACGGCAGCCGCCGCACGTACTGGTTATAGTGACCCAAACTACGGTCGTCAGCTCATAGCGAATCCTAACGTTGCGCAGGCCATTGCGCAGCAGCAGAAAGCCTCAATTGCGCGCACGCTTGGCAGTGCCGATGAAGTGCTTGAGCAGATGTGGCAGCTCGCTACCTTCGATGCCAATCAGCTGTCGCAGTATCGCCGCGGCGCGTGTCGTTACTGCTGGGGTTTCGGTCATCACTACCAGTGGCGGGATGCAGTTGAGTTTGAAGAGAAAAGACTCGAGGCTGTTGAGCGTGACAGGCGTGAACCCGAAGATTCCGGCGGCTATGGCTACGACCACAACCGAGAACCAAATCCAGAATGCCCGCGCTGCAACGGCGATGGTATTGGCCAGCCTTACTTCCCTGACACGCGCAAACTTCCGGCAGCTTCCCGTCTCGCTTACTCCGGCGTGAAGGTCGGCAAAAATGGCGTCGAAATTACAGCCATCAGCCGTGAAAGAATGTTCGAAGCGGTAATGAAGCGACTTGGCCTGGCCGATAGCGAGTTCGCCCAGCGCCTGCAGCAGATTGAAATCGAACGCCGGCAGCTTGAGGTCGAGAAACTCCGTAAAGAGCTGGCCGGTGATGGTGAGGACGATGAACCGACCCCAGTGCAGATCAATATCAACGTAGTGGATGCGAGGGCAGACGATGGGGATCAACCCGACACTTAACATTCCTCAGGCGCGTTTCCTCGCGATGCAGCACAAATTCAAAGCCTACGTTGCCGGGTTCGGTTCCGGTAAGACATGGGTGGGTTGTGGCGGCATCTGCAAAGGGATGTGGGAACACCCGAAGATTAATCAGGGTTATTTCGCGCCGACGTACCCGCAGATCCGTGACATCTTCTACCCGACGATTGAAGAGGTGGCCTTTGACTGGGGCTTGAACGTCAAAATCAATGAGGGGAACAAAGAGGTTCACTTCTACGAGGGGCGGCGATACCGCGGGACAACCATATGCCGTTCGATGGAGAAACCAGGCTCAATAGTCGGCTTCAAAATCGGTAACGCGATGGTAGATGAGCTGGACGTCATGGCCGCAGCCAAAGCGCAGCAGGCCTGGCGAAAAATCATCGCTCGTATGCGTTACAAGGTTGATGGGCTACGTAATGGCATTGATGTAACGACGACGCCAGAAGGGTTCAAGTTCGTCTACCAGCAGTTCGTGAAGGCTGTACGTGAAAAGCCCCAACTGGCAGCCCTGTATGGGCTGATTCAGGCCAGCACATTCGACAATGCGAAGAATCTACCGCCTGATTACATTCCATCGCTGCTTAGTTCTTACCCTGACGAACTGATTCAGGCCTATCTGCGCGGGAAGTTCACCAACCTTAACAGCGGGACCATTTACCACACCTTTAACCGCAAGCTGAATAACTGTTCTGACGAGATTCAGGACGGGGATCCGCTGTTTATCGGTATGGACTTCAACGTTGGAAAAATGGCCGCGATTGTTCACGTTAAGCGTAATGGTCTGCCGCGCGCGGTCCGTGAGCTGGTGAAGGTCTACGACACGCCAGCGATGATTAAGCGTATCCAGGAAGAGTTCTGGCGCTACGAGGATGGCCGATACGTTAAAAGCCGGGAGATTTACATCTATCCGGATGCCTCTGGCGACTCCCGCAAGTCCCAGAACGCCAGCAAGACCGATATTGCTCAGCTCAACGATGCCGGATTCAGCGTCATTGTTGATGACGCCAACCCGCCGGTTAAAGACCGCATCAACTCGATGAACGCCATGTTCTGCAATGCCAACGGTGAACGCCGCTATCTGGTTAACGTTCAGAACTGCCCGGTTTACACCGAGAGCCTCGAGCAGCAAATCTGGGCGGCCAATGGCGAACCGGATAAAACAGCGGATAACGATCACCCCAATGATGCTGGTGGGTACTTCATCGTGAAGGATTACCCGATCGTGAAGCCGGCATACTCAATCACCATGGACACCACTTTCTGATATGGCAAACGACGACATCACCTGGGTTCGACCAGAACACCGGGCGGCTTCTGCTGCCTGGCGGAAATACAGGGACTTTTGCAAAGGGGCTGAGGCCGTAAAAGCGGCGGGTAATAAGTACCTGCCTTATCTCGACCCAACCGATAAATCCACGCGCAACCGTAAGCGTAATGAGGACTATCTAAGCCGCGCGGTGTTTTATGCGATTGCCGGTAATACGAAGATCGGCATGCTTGGGATGGCGTATCGCAAGGACCCCACGTTTAACGGTCCTGAAAAGCTCAAATACCTGTTAGACAATGCTGACGGTGCCGGTACCAGCATCTATCAGCAGTCGCAGCTGGTGACCGAGAACGTGCTGGAGGTGGCACGAGAGGGGCTTTATGTTGACTACGCAGAAGCATCCGATGAGGCGATCATCCTCCGCTATCCGGCAGAGAACATAATCAACTGGCGAACAAAGAGAATTAACGGACGCGATCAGCTGGTGCTGGTGGTACTGCGCGAATGCGTAGAAGAGCCGGATGGCTACGCTTACAAGGATGAAATCCAGTACCGAGAGCTGGCGCTGGAAGAAGGGCGGTTCATCTGTCGGGTATGGCGCCGGGCTGGTGGCACTGCAAGCGGAACCTACACCGTTGACAGTGAGTACCACCCTAAGCCGAAAGGAAAGGACTACTGGGACGAAATCCCTTTCACCTTTGTCGGTGCTCAGAACAACGATCCCACTATCGATGATTCACCGTTGGCTGCGCTGGTGGAGATAAACCACGGTCATTACCGTAACAGTGCTGACTATGAGGACAGCGTGTGGTTCTGTGGCCAGGTGCAGCCGTACATGACCGGGCTCGATACCGGCTGGCGCGATCACCTCGAGAAGAAGGGCGTGAAAATTGGTTCCCGATCACCGCTTTTGCTTCCCAAGGAGGGCTCGTTTGGCTATGCCCAGGCGCAGCCGAACATGCTGGCTAAAGAGGCCATGGACAGTAAGCGCGATTACATGGTGCAGCTGGGCGCCCGACTGATTGAGCAGAACGCCACGGCGAAGACTGCTACCCAGGCGAGTGGTGAGCAAACATCCTCAACATCAGTGCTCGGTATCTGCGTCTCAAACGTTTCTGAGGCCTATACGCTGGCACTGGGATGGTGTGCGAAATATCTCGGCATCAAGGGTGAATCGACGAGCTACACTATCAACCAGGAATTCATTGCGAAGGTTGCCGAGTCGGGCATGGTGACGGCAATCGTCAACGCCTGGCAATCCGGTGCGCTGCGTGATAGCGATATGATTCGCGCACTGCAGAAGCTTGACCTTATCGACCCGGCGGACAGCCCGGACGAAGTGATTGATGCACTTCGCAATCAGGCACCCACGATGACGGGAGGTTGAGATGCCAACCGTCAACGAAAGCCTGCGCGATGAGTCGATCGCACATTCCGTCTGGTTAAGCCGCTACGCCACTGGGGTAGCAAACCGGATGGTGAAACTGCTTAACGAGACGGACGCAGAAATCTCTGCCCGTCTGCTGGATGCGCTGGACAGGCTACCGGCCGATAGCTTCACGGTTACACGTCTGGAAAGCTTGCTCGGCAGCGTACGTGAACTTAACCATCAGGCTGTCGCTTCGATGCAGGCCGGGCTGGAAGGGGAACTGCTGGCGCTTTCCAGGAACGAGGTCAGTTATCAGCTCAGCCTGTTCGATTCCCTTCTGCCATCACAGGTCCTGTCTCACTATCCGTTGCAGGGCATCACCGCCGATATGGTGTATGCCGCGGCGATGGCGCAGCCCTTTCAGGGGCGGCTGATGAGTGAGTGGGCGGAGAATCTGGAATCGGACAGGTTGGCGCGGATAGTGAACGCCGTCCGCAGGGGGTATCTTGCCGGCGACTCGGTAGAAACAATCGCGCGCAGTGTTCGCGGCCACGCCAATAAAGATTATCGCGACGGCGCGCTGCAGATGAGCAGGGCAAACGCCGCCAGCATCGCTAAAACAGCTGTGAATCATCTGGCTGCCACAGCACGCAACAGCTTCACCAGCGCCAACAGCGATATCGTAAAAGGTAAGCAGTGGCTGTCCACACTGGACAATAAAACCAGCCACGACTGCATTATTCGTGACCTGCTGCGCTACACACTGGATAACAAACCGGTCGGGCATAAGGTGCCTTACCTTCAGGGACCCGGGAAGATTCATTTCTGCTGCCGTTCTACCGAAACCCTGATCCTCAAGTCGTGGCGCGAACTTGGCATCGATATCGACGAGATGGACGAGGGGACTCGTGCCAGCATGGATGGGCAGGTACCGGGGAAAACCTCGTATCTGGAATGGCTCGCACGCCAGCCGGCACAACGCCAGGATCAGGTTCTGGGTGCCGAGCGTGGCCGTCTGTTCCGCTCGGGTGAAATCGACCTGGCTGATATGTTCACTGACAAAGGCGAATGGATCAGCCTGGAACGTCTGAAACAGCTCTCAGGCACAGACAACTAACAATCACATCTTACTCCACGCCCTGGCATCCGCTGGGGCTTTTTTATGGGCGAGGCCCGGCAAAATCCCGAGGGGAAATTATGTTAATTCGAAACATGCTTCTGAAATATTACGCACCAGAAAGCGGCGGTGAGGGCGGCGGTGGCGGTGGTATCGAAATCACTCCTGAAATCCAGAAGCTGATTGATGAGCGTGTGACCAGCGAAGTCACGGGACTGAAATCGAAAAACTCTGAGCTGCTGGGAACCATTAAGCAGCAAAAAGAAACTCTGTCACGCTTCGATGGTATCGATCCTGATGCAGTGCGCGGGATCCTCCAGCGTTTTTCCGACGACGAAGAGGCAAAGCTGATTGCCGCCGGAAAAATCGATGAGGTGCTCGATAAGCGCACCGAGCGTCTGCGTGCTGACGTTGATAAGCAAATCAAAGCCGCAAATGAACGCGCCGACAAAGCCGAAGCGTTCTCCAACAAATTCCGGGATCGAGTTCTGGGGGATGCAATCCGTGCAGCAGCGTCCAAAGCTGGCGCGCTGCCGGAAGCATCTGACGATCTGATCCTACGTGCCAAAGGCACATTCCAGCTCAACGACGAAGGCGAGGCCGTAGCAGTTGATGCAAATGGCGATGTTCTGTTCGGTAAAGACGGTAAAACTCCACTAAGCCCACTTGAGTGGGCGGAGTCTCTTAAGGAGACGGCTCCGCATCTCTTCCCTCGCGCAGAAGGAACCGGCGCGGGCGGACACAAACCAAACGGCGGTGGCAGCCTGAAACGTTCCGAAATGAGCGCCAGCGACAAAGCGGAATACATCCGCAAGCATGGCCAGCAGGCCTTCCTCAAACTTCCGAAATAAGGGATTAACCCATGTCTACCACTGTTAATAGTGACCTGATCATTTATGACGATCTGGCGCAGACCGCTTTCCTCGAGCGCCGTCAGGACAACCTGGCAATTTTCAACGCGTCCTCCAACGGTGCGATCCTGCTAGATAACGAGCTGATTGAAGGCGATTTCCGCAAGCGTGCCTTCTACAAAGTGGGCGGCTCAATCGAATCGCGTGACGTTAACTCCACCGAAAAGGTGACGGGTAAGAAGATTGGCGCCGGTGAAGCCGTATCCGTCAAAGCACCGTGGAAATACGGTCCATACGAAACTACTGAAGAAGCGTTCAAACGCCGCGGCCGCTCGGTTGATGAGTTCTCAGAAGTAATCGGCACTGATGTGGCTGACGCGACGCTGGAAGGCTACGTGAAATACGGCCTGAAGGCGCTAACGGCTGCTATTGGCGCCAACGCCGACATGGTCGTAACCGCCGATATCGAAACAGACGGCAAGAAGACCCTGACACGAGGCCTGCGTAAGTACGGCGACAAGTTCAACCGTGTCGTGCTCTTCGTTATGCACTCCGCCACTTACTTCGACATCGTGGATGAGGCGATCGCAAACAAAATCTACGAAGAAGCGGGTGTGGTGGTTTACGGCGGGCAGCCAGGCACCCTGGGCAAACCTGTGCTGGTTACCGACACCATGGACGCTGATGCGATCCTTGGGCTCGTAGCCGGAGCGGTTACCGTCACCGAGTCTCAGGCGCCGGGGTTCCGTTCCTACGACATCAACGATCAGGAAAACCTGGCAATCGGGTACCGTGCTGAAGGCGTTGTGAATGTCGACTTGCTGGGCTACAGCTGGGACACCTCGAAAGGTGACAACCCGGACCTGACTAAAATCGGCACCGCAGGCAACTGGAAGAAGCATTTCACCAGCAACAAATCAACGGCAGGCGTGCTGATCAAACTGGAATCCGCAGCGGGGGAGTAACGCTGTCAGCGGATAAAACCTCCGCAACCGCTGACAGCACCGATGCGGTCACCATTTCCCTGAAGTACACGCTAAACGGCGCAGGTGTTTCCGGTAAAACTGTTGTATGGAGTTCAACGGGCGGCACGCTCAGCACGGCCAGTTCTCAGACCGGTTCTGCTGGTGGGGCGACGGTCAAACTTACCTCTGATATGGCAGGTACTTTCACAGTCACCGGTACTGTTGATGGTATTGCTAAATCGAGTGAGGAAATCACCTTCAACGCACCTGCTGCAGGCTAACCGATGGGGCGTAAGCCCCATTCAACGGAAGTTCAGATGATTATTACTGATATTACCGCCGCTGACGTTAACAGTTACGCCAGCGAAGATGAACTGGCGTCATTTGCCGCGCTGAGAGGGATTGAGCTGCCTGAAAAGCTCGCACCGTTGCTGATTAAGGCGATGGACTACCTGGAAGGGCTTGATTGGGTAGGTTCCAAAGCAGACCCTCAACAGTCTCTGGCCTGGCCACGCGCAAATGTCAATCTGGATGGACACGACTTCCCACCCGACCAAGTGCCGCGGCAGGTTATCACCGCACAATGCATGCTGGCTATCGAGGCAATTGATGGCGATTTGCTTTCAAGCGTTCGTGAGGCCGCGGTTAAAACCGAACGTGTCGAAGGCGCCGTTACCATGACCTATGCGGTTGCCGATGGTGAGGTGTTCACACCATCCTACCCGGCGGTAATGGCTATTCTCGGCGACCTGGCTGGTGGGCGTGGATATGAAATCAATGCTTTCGCGGAGCGCGCGTAATGACCATCAACTATCAGCGAATGCAGGCGACAACGACTCGTATGCTCAAGCAGAACGGCATTGCATACAACGTCACGCGTAAGGGCACGTTAATCGTCATCGGTGGTGTGGAACATCGTTCCGATGATATCCAGTTCACCGCCATAGGAGTGAAGACGGATTACGCGCCAGGCGAAATTGATGGAACCGTCATTGAAAACGGCGATGTTCGGATTGTCTTCACCGCTGAGAAGGAAATTAAAACCGGCGATCTGATCGTCGTGGACGGCGTAAGCCACCGCGTAGTTAAACCTAACCCCGTGAAACCGGGTGCGGTGGTGCTCTGCTACAAATCTCAGTTGAGGACATAGCATGAGCGATAATAAGGCGTTTACGGCTGCCATCACCGCGTTCGTGGACAAAGCCAAAGCGAATCAGGAAGCGGTCGTACGTGCTGTCGGCATTCGGATCCTTAATCAACTGGTGATGATGTCACCTGTCGGCAATCCCGAACTCTGGGGCATCAACCAGACGGCAGCTTCTTACAATCAGGCGGTATACGACCATAACGAAGCGCAAAAATCGGACCCTGCCAACCTGACCAAAACAGGACGGCTTAAGAAAAAGGCACGGCTGGTGGATGGGATGGATATCAAAGCGCCGCCCGGATATACCGGTGGACGGTTTCGGGGCAACTGGCAGGTGTCTTTTGATGCACCGACAACAGATGAAACAGGCCGTATTGATAAAACCGGAAATCTGACAAAAGCAGCAGGGAATAACACGCTGTCGCTGTTCAAAGTCGGGATGAAGGCTATTTATTTCTGCAACAACGTCCCTTACGCGTATCGACTGGAGATGGGGCACTCTTCCCAGGCTCCGGGAGGGATGGTACGCATTACTGCTGCTGAGTTTCAGCGATTTTTTGAGGATGCAGTAAGGGAGGTGACTAAATGATCCCCGATATCGCGGCGGCGCTGGCCGCCAGGCTCGGCGAGTGGGCTGATGCTGAAGGTATCCCGGTTGCCTGGGAAAACGTGCCTTTTACACCGCCGTCTGATGGGCTCTATCTTGCAGTCCATGACATGCCCGCCACGCCGCGTACGCTGGACCTTGGATTGCACTGCCGCATTTATTCAGGTGTATACCAGATTAACGTTGTGGCCCCAGCAGGCACTGGCCGTACCTCCGTCGTTGCCCTGGCGAGCAGAGTGGCGGAATTGTTCCCCGAGGGGCAGGAAATTGCAGGCAAAGACTTTACCTGTTGGATTAGCAGCGCACCTGGCATATTCCGCGGCGTCCCTACACCTCTGTCCTACACCATTCCTGTCAGCCTGAATTATCGGGCAGACATTACCAGCTGATTCCCCTCTGATGTCCCACAACTGACCGGCCTTGAGCCGGTTTTCCCGTTTCTGAAGGAGAAACCATTATGGGCTTTGCACTGCCTAACGGCGCTCATGTTTATCTGGCGTCGGGCTACGGCCCGGCCATTACTTTCACCGGCGCGACGAATGCTGAGCACGCGGTGATCACCGTCAGCGCCGCAGACGATATCGCGGTCGGCGATATCGTTCACGTTAACTGCAACTGGTCGGGTATTGATAACGTTATCGCGAAAATCGACGCGATTGCGGAGAATGCTGTCACTCTTCGCAATATCAATACCACCAACAAAAACAAATATGCTGCTGGTGGCGGTACCGGTTCGATCCGCAAGGTGCTTGAATGGACCGAGTTGCCGCAAATCACTGAGGTATCGAAATCCGGTGGCGATCAGAACACAACGCAAATTCAGTTCCTCAGCGATGATCGCCAGCGCAACCTGAACACCTATAAATCCGCAGTCTCGCAGACCTACTCGATCGCGCATGACTCCACGCTCCCGGTATATCCATTGCTGCGCCAGCTGGACGAAGACGAAGAGACCGTGGCGGCTTACATGTACGTGCCGAAGGCGAAGGAGAACCGTTACTGGGCAGCCACGGCATCTTTTGACGACACGCCGACTACTGCGGTTAACGAGGTAGAGACAGTAAGTGTGGTACTGAACCTGCAGTCACCGGCGATGACGTTCTACAAGGTGACTGACGCTGCCGCCTGACCCGTCAGAGCTTTCAATATTCTATGCCTCCCTTTGCGGAGGCTTTTTTTTCTTAAGAGGTATCAATGGCGACTAAATTCACCCTTCAGCCCAAACCAACTTTCAAGGCCAACGTCTCGATCCCGCGCGCTGGGGATGAAGATGGCGTGCTTACTTTCACGTTTAATCACAAGCCACTTAAAGAGCTGGCTGATCTGGAAAAACTGGAAGGCAAAACCGCCACTGATTTTCTGATGGAAATTATTTCTGGCTGGGCGCTCCCCGATGCATTCAACGCGGAAAACCTGTCGGTGCTGCTGGAAAACTATCCGGCGGCGATGAAGGCCATCCCGGAAACCTACTACCGAGAGCTGATGGGGCAGCGCGAAAAAAACTGATAGCGGTTGCCTCTGCATTCTATACGCCTGAACCCACAGCGGCAGACCTGGCGCCATATGGCCTTTCCCCGGATGACTACGACGATCAATACATCGAAGTCTGGCCAGATGTATGGCCTTCATTCCTGGTGTTTCAGGCTGTCAGCACGCAGTGGCGCACGGGCATGGGAGGCGCATCAGGGCTTGATTACAACGTGCTGCCCTGGGTGATGCGCCTGCACCACGTAGAGGACGAGGCAACCGCACTTTCGGACATCCGAATCATGGAGAGCGCCGCACTAAAAGTTATGCATAAAGAGAGGGCGGAATGAGTAACGATATCGCCACGATTTCCCTGCGCGTAAATACCAGTGAGCTGGAGCGCGGTAACCAGGCACTGGATCGCTTTCAGGAGACCGCGTCCGCCGCGGCAGGTAAAGCGGATGACCTGAACAGCACGTTCCGCACCGGTATCGATAACCAGAAGAAAAACAGCGAAAGCCTGAAGCAGCAGCGTCAGGAACTGCAGAACCTGCTGAATAAAATCAGCCCGGTAAACAAGGCGCTGGATGAACTGGACACTATCCAGGAGAGCCTGGCGAAATTTCGCGGTAAAGGGCTGGTGGGAGACGAGGACTTTACTCGTTACAACAGCGTGCTTGAGACGACGCGGGCAAAACTGGCACAGGTAATGGAGTCTGAAACCGCAGAGGGTCGGGCTCGCATTGAACAGGCTCAGGCAGCGCAGCGTGCAGCTGCGGCGGGCAAAACCTTTATCGATTCGCTGGAGGAGCAGGTCACAGCAATCGGAAAAACGCGCGCAGAACTGTTAGAGCTAAAAGCTGCCCAACTCGGCGTATCCGATCGTGCTGCACCAATGATCGCAAAGCTGAAAGAGCAGGAGGATGCGTGGAAGTCTGGGGCTATCAGCGCGGGGCAATACCGCAATGCTATGCGTTATCTCCCGATGCAAATTACCGACATTGTGACCTCACTGGCTTCCGGTATGCCGGTTTATATGGTTGCTATTCAGCAGGGCGGTCAGCTACGTGACTCGTTTGGCGGTGTAGGCAATGCGCTGAAAGCGATGTTGTCGATGGTGACCCCTGCCCGAGTGGCAATTGGCGGCCTGGCCGGTGCTGTACTGATTGCGGCCAAAGCGGGATCGGACTACTTCACCGCCTACGACGAAATCAACAAGGCCATTATCAGGACTGGCAACATTGCCGGCACGTCAGCGCTCCAGATCATGGCTTCCTCCCAGTCTATTGCTGCCTCTACTGGCGCTACTATAGGAACCGTTCAGAGTTTGATGACTGAGCTGGTTGGCATTGGATCGCTGACACAGCAGCAACTTGAAAAAGCAGCGGGCTCCACGGCGCTGGCGGTTCAGACCGGTATAGTCTCGGCGCAGGACATCACCAAAGCCTATAAGGACATCGAAAAAGACCCTGTTAAAGCGCTGCAGAGTCTCAACGAACAATATAATTTCCTGACAGTTTCACAACTTAAGCATGTTGACGATCTGATAAAGCAAAAGGACCAGACCGCGGCTGTTACGCAGGCTATGGACCTGTTTGGCGATACGATGGCAAAACGTGGAGAGCAGGCTTACGACTCGCTGACACCGTTTGGTCGCCTGTGGCTGGATATCAAGGGCTGGGCGTCTGAGGCCATGCAGAGTATCGGTCAGTGGGTAGCTGAGCTGGCATCAAACACTCTGAAGGAATTCAACGCAATTTATTACAGCGTTGCGATCGTTTTCCAGAAGCTGAACCAGATCATTTCATCCTCTATCGCTGCCGCGATTAACCTCGTTCCCGACTGGGCGAAAACAGATACTTTGCAGGGATGGCAGGACTACAACGAACAAATGGCCGGCGCTTATGGCGACAGCGTCTCTCAGCTGAAAAAAGACTGGGATGCCGCTGATATCAGTGCAGGTAAATACCTCGATACGACCAGAAAGATAAGTACCGCAACCACCCAGAAGGATCGGGAAGGAGTCGCTTCTTTTGGTAAAAAGACGCAAACCGGAAAGCAGGGCACTTTATCGGCTGGCGATCGCAGCACGGATGCTGCCCAGGCCGAGTTGCTGGCGCTTCAGTCTCAGTTACGCGCGCTGCAGCAGCATAAAGGGCTGAACGACACTATCAGCCAGCAGCGCAAAGATCTGTGGACGACTGAAGCGAAATTTCAGGTGCTGGAGGAGGCCTCCCGATCTCGCTCTCTGACAAAGCAGGAGCAATCCCTGCTGGCGAGTAAAGACCAGGTGCTTCAGTTGGCACGGCAGAAAGCCCTGTTAGGTGATCAGATTACCGCACAGGAACAGCTGAACAAGCGAATGGATACCTCGCAGAAATACGTCACACAGATGGCAGAGAAGCAGGCTGCATTAGTGAACGGTGCCGGGATGAGTGACCGTCAGGCTCAACGTGAGCTGGCAAAGAGCCAGCTTTCCTCTGGCTGGTTCAACTCCGGCGGCACGCTTGACGACGAGGGCTATCAGAAGCAGCTTAAGGCGGCGAATAATTACTATGATGCAGAGGACAGGTTGCGTGGCGACTGGTTGACCGGCGTGAAAAAGGGTTGGGCTGAATTTGAGGACAGCGCGACTAATGTTTACTCGCAGGTGCAGACGATTACCAGCAATGCGTTCACCGGGATGGCCAGCACGCTCACCGACTTTTTTACTACAGGTAAATCTAACTTCTCAGACTTCCTTTCTACTTTCCTCAAGGGCATCGCCCAGATGCTGACACAACTGGCTTTGGTTAATGGAATGAAGTCAGCGTTTGGTGGAACGGGTATCGGTGCGTTCTTTGGTTTCTCTGGTGGTGGTCTGGTGCCGGGATTTGATAGCGGCGGTTACACCGGTGATGGCGGTAAATACCAACCGAAAGGCGTAGTTCATGGTGGTGAGTTTGTATTTACGAAGGAAGCAACCAGTGCACTTGGTGTTGGCAATCTCTATGCGCTTATGCGTGGAGCTCAGGGGTATGCAAACGGCGGCTACGTCGGAAACGCACCGATGTTCGGGTTACAGGGAGGTAGTTCCGCTATAAATGTTAATGTCGGTGGTGTTGTGATTCAGGGACGTGAGCAACCAACGACAAGGTCGGCTCCAGCAAATAATGTGGATATCATCAAACAGCTCAAGCCGGCAATAGTTAACGTAATATCTGAGCAGGCGCAGCGGCCGGGGACGCCTTTATGGAATGCAATAAAAGGAACGCGATGAAGCTTAGTCAGTCCTTCGAAATACCGTTCCATGGCTCTAACGATTAGCACGACAAACAGCCTACTCAGGTGGGCTGTTTGTCGGTGATCAGTTGTAATAACTTACAATGCTCGTCAATTGCATCCCATATCATATCCTGCTGATCTCCATCCCACTCTTCAACCATCGCTAGTTCAGAGCGGAACTGTTTGAGCCTGATGTTAATGGCGGCTATTTCATTGCGGCCACATTTCTTAGCCATTTTAATCAATGATGCTTCAGGTGTCTTTTCATAGGGAGACAGCCCGGCCCGCGCTTTAATATATAGTGTCGTCAGTCTGTTCATAGGACTTCAATCGCGAATATTGGGTTGCTCTAACCTAAATTTATAGTGGGGTGTTTTTAACTGCCTGAGACAGGTATCTTTCCATAACCCGCATTTTGCTAGATATGTGAAGGGGTGACCGCTTCGACTTTTTTTGAGTTTTTTTATCAAATCACAAAAACGCACGGTTCGTCGACAACATTTCAAAAGATTAATATTAAACGAATCCCACTACTGTTCTTTGTGATAACTAACCCTTCAATCGTAGGTATTTAGCATTCTTTCTATGCGATAATAGTGTTAATGCAATGAATGGATGAAGGGCGATGGGATTTTCATATTGGTTTACCGTATGTGCTTGTTTTTTGATTGGTCCTATAACATTGGTTCAGTCTTTCGGCTACCTGCGCAAGGGAATCTATACCAAAACATTCAAGGGAACGAGTCGAAAGGAGTACATTCACAAGGATGCCAGGCCCTTTGAATACTGGTTCAGCATTATCTTTGAGTTTGGAGCGAGCTTCTTGCTAATTGGCGTAGGATTCTGGCTCTTAAGGGATATCCCCGCTGTCAACGAATGGTATGCTGAAATCCGCGCGATGTTACCTTATTGATTTTATGGCCAGACAGCACTTCAACGTTACTCCATTTAAGAACACATCATTTTTGTTAAGCAATTGACCCGCTTCGGCGGGTTTTTTTATACCCGGAGGAAAGTTGGCGATCGAAACATTTATCTGGCGAACCCAGATTCAGGCGGGCATGGAAGGGGAGTTTACTTACGTAACGCGCTCTGCTTCCTTTGGAGACGGCTTTGAACAGATCGCCGGTGAAGGCATCAATCCTGAAAAACAGTCATGGCCGATGACCTTAACGGGAAAAAAGGCAGAGATGCTCGATGTGCTGAGTTTTTGCCGCAAGCACATCACAAAATCCTTTATCTGGACGTCTCCTGTTGGCGAAACCGGTTTATACCGGATTGAAGCTGATTCCATTAAAGCCCAGCCGCTATCCAGCAAAGTGATGACCATAAAAGCAACCTTCAAACAGGCATACGCACCATGATTACTGAAGATTATCAACGCCTCGAACCGGGTGAAAAAATACGTCTTCTTGAGGTAGACGGTTCTGCGTTTGGTCTGGACGATGTCCTGCGCTTTCACGCTTATAACCTCCCGCATACTGAAGAAGAGATTGCGGCTGCTGGTGGCGACGAATCAAAGTTAAAGGCGAAGAGTATCTGGTGGCAGGGCGAAGAGTTTGGTGCCTGGCCATATAAGCTAGAGGGACTGGAAGCTTCAACCGATGGCAGTAGCGCCCAGCCGACTCTCACCGTTGCCAACATTGACAGCTCTATCACTGCGCTCTGTCTGGCCTATGACGATATGCTGCAGGCCAAAGTTACGATTCATGACACTTTTGCGCATTACCTGGATGCGCGCAATTTCCCGGATGGAAATCCCACAGCAGATCCCTTGCAGGTGAGGAAGCGGGTTTTCTATATCGACGGTAAAAATAGCGAGCTTCCCGGTGAAAGTATCGAGTTTGTTCTTACCAGCCCGATGGATCTACAGGGATTGATGATCCCGACCAGGCAGCTGCATTCCCTTTGCACATGGTGCATCCGGAATAGGTACCGCACCGGCGATGGGTGCGATTATGCCGGCACGCTTTACTTCGACAGAAACAACAATCCGGTAAGTGATCCCTCATTGGATGAATGCAACGGCACGCTCACCGCCTGTAAGCTCCGGCATGGAGACGGCAACGAACTGCCGTTCGGTGGGTTCCCTGGCACGTCTTTGATCAGGAGTTGATATGCGTCAGAAAACCATCGATGCGATTATGGCTCATGCTGCAGCTGAGTATCCTCGCGAGTGTTGCGGCGTGGTGGCGCAGAAAAGCCGTGTTGAACGTTATTTCCCGTGCCGGAATCTTGCCGCTGCGCCGGAGGACAATTTTGTACTTTGCCCCGAAGACTATGCAGCTGCAGAAGACTGGGGGAAGGTGATCGCCATCGCTCACAGTCACCCGGATGCCACGACGCAACCGAGCGAGCTGGATAAAGCGCAATGCGATGCAACCCTTTTACCCTGGCATATCGTGAGCTGGCCGGAGGGGGATTTACGGACCATCCAGCCGCGTGGAGAACTGCCGCTGCTGGGGCGCCCGTTTGTGCTTGGTCACTTCGACTGCTGGGGTCTGGTGATGAGCTATTACCGGCAAACGCACGGGATAGAGCTTCACGATTACCGGGTCGATTATCCCTGGTGGGAAAACGACTACCCAGACAACTTCTATCAGGATTGCTGGTATGAGTGCGGATTCCGTGAATTCGACGGGCCGCCAAAACCTGGCGATATGGTGATCATGCAGGTTCAGGCTGATAAGTGGAATCATGCGGGGATTCTGCTGGAAGGCAACATGCTACTGCATCACCTTTATGGGCATCTGAGCCAGCGCGTGCCGTATGGAGGTTACTGGATGGAAAGGACCATGAAGATACTCAGACATAAAATTTTATTAGGGCGCGGTTAAAAACTGAGCGCCACATTCAAGGGGGCCGAAATATTACAGCAATCTTTGTTGTCGTGCATTCCAACCAAGTCATGCATTTTGTGCAAAAAGTGCTATTTTTGGCCTTCTTGAACTCTTCAAGCAGATCATAGGCACAGCCTATCTCCTGAGAAAGTGATAATAGTTTACTATTACCTGAGGGGTAAGTTCTGCGAAAAGGTGGCTAACTTGCAAAATGGCCACGATAAAGTTCGTCGAACTTGCATCTATCTTCAGACATGGGCCCATTGCTCAAAAATGAGCAATGGTATTAAATAACTCCATATATATAGCTGCGGCTATCAAGATGGAGGTGTGTTTATGCTTACTTGTTTTGATGTTGCCGACTACTTCTTGGCGCATTGCGATGAAGAAAGTGGCGACATTATCTCGAACATGAAAATTCAGAAGCTTGCCTATTATGCGCAAGGATTCTCCCTTGCATTACTAGGGAAACCTCTATTTGATGAAAAAATTGAGGCGTGGATGCATGGTCCGGTAGTACCGGAGCTTTACCATCGCTTTAAGGAGCATGGGAATGGCGCTCTTCCAGTTCCGCAGGCAATTGAACTGGACAAGTTTTCTGAGGACGAGATCGAATTGCTAGATGAAGTCTACAAGGTTTATGGCCAGTTCTCAGCATGGAAGCTTCGCAACATGACACATGAAGAGGCTCCTTGGAAACAGGCGTATGTCGAGGGTGCTCCGAGCCAGGAAATTAAACCCGATACAATGTTAGATTTCTTTAAAACTCTGATTAATTGAAGTTTATTCAATGGGTAAGTCTAAGGGTAGGATTAGGTCCAGGGAAAAGGAAAGCTCTGCGTCAGTAGGGCTTTCGGCTCAGGTCAATGCTCATGATATTGATAACAGCCCACCCGTTTTCTCATTGAGATATCTTCAGCGAGATTTTTGTATTGATTGCTGTGAAAAAAACGAAAAGGCAGCGTTTGCTGACAGGCTCTTCAGGTTAAGTCAATTATCTTGGGCTGATATTCGAAAGGCTGATAGGCACGGGCTTGGTACCGAAAAGATCTCAAGGGACTCGATTAAAGCGGCGATACCAGTACACATATCCCCGGATGTAGATTTTTTAGCATTTAGATTTTGTGCGAAAGCTCCTATGGTCGGCTATAAACTCGGCTCAGTCTTTTATATTCTATGGCTTGATAGAGCTTTCAAACTTTATGACCATTAGATAATAAAAACACGACCCGCCTTCTGGCGGGTTTTTGCTTTCTGATATCTGCCACACCCGCTTCGGCGGGTTTTTTATGGAGTAAATATGACCATTTCGCTAGATATGGAGCAGCTCAGAACCGTCCGGCTTTATGGTGTTCTTGGCGCCACCTTCGGGCGTGAATATCATTTATCAGTAGCTTCACCAAAAGAAGCCATCCGTGCATTGTGCATTATCGTGCCAGGCTTCGAGCGGTTTTTGAATACCAGCAAGCAGCGTGGGCTTACTTACGCTGTATTCAGTGGAAAGCGTAACCTGAACAATGATGAACTCGTCATGGATCAGAGCTCCGCTGATATTCGCATCGCACCAGTTATCGTTGGTAGTAAGCGAGGGGGTATTTTCCAAACCATCCTCGGCGTTGCACTTGTTGCTGCTGCAGTATGGATGCCTGGAGTAGGTATCGCAGCGAGTAACATTATGTTCCAGATTGGAGGGGCAATGGCCTTGGGCGGTGTCGTACAAATGCTCTCTCCACAGACAACCGGACTTGCCAGCAAGCAATCGGCAGACAATAAGGCCAGTTATGCCTTTGGGGGAGTAACCAATACGACAGCCCAGGGTAATCCTGTGCCGCTCCTTTACGGCAAGCGCCGCATCGGTGGAGCGATCATTTCTGCTGGCATTTATGTTGACGATCAGCAGTAGCTATAGTGCCAAACTAAGAGTATCTTCTTGAAAGAACGCATTATAATACTGGAAATGCTTATGGATGGTTATGCTATAGACTTTCAAGATTTGCTTGGATTAAGAAAATTAAACGAGCCTGGTTTGGACAGAAGGGCGTTCACAGACTGGGCTGAAAACCAGATTTCTGCCGGCAATGAGTCTTCAAATCTTTTGATTTTGGCATCTTTGGGATTAGATAAGGAAATCTCGAAAGATGAGGTGTTTCGCTATTTTGATGGCTACGTTGATGAGATTGGAGAAGTGATGCCAACTGAACGAGTCGCGTTCATATTGGCAATGAGACTAACATTCAAAAAGCTCGCCTATGCTGAACTTGAGGATGAGGTCTGGAGTGAATTAACTAGAACTTTTGTTAAATGGTATGACTTGCCAAATGGCCTTTTATATAGAGCAATGACGTACTGGAGCGCATTGCATGATGATTTTATAAATAATTATGAATATGAGGTTGGGTATTATTACCTGAACTATCCGCGACACGGTGACATTCCTCGCTCGAAACAATTAGAGTACGTTCGTAATTGTGCAATTCGCTTTCTCCGTATTTTCGATGAACACTATTATTTTGGTTTGCTTATCAAATAATATTTAATTCAACATTGTTCTAATCATGGCCACCTCTGGATGGCTTTTTTTATGGGCGCAATATGGCTATAGCAACCGCTATTAAAGGCCGCAAGGGCGGCAGTTCAAGCTCAAGAACTCCTACAGAACAGCCAGACGATCTGCAGTCAGTAGCCAAGGCAAAAATCCTTCTCGCGCTGGGAGAGGGGGAATTTGCTGGTGGCCTTACTGCGCGCGATATTTATCTCGATGGCACTGCACTTGAAAACGCAGATGGTTCGCAGAACTTCAGCGGTGTGGCGTGGGAGTTTCGTTCTGGAACTCAGGCGCAAAAATACATTCAAGGGATCCCGGGTACTGAAAACGAAATCAACGTGGGAACTGAGGTATCGAGCGCTACAGCGTGGACGCGCACGTTTACCAATACGCAGCTTTCAGCGGTTCGCCTGCGCCTGAAATGGCCTTCGCTTTTCAAGCAGGAGGACGACGGCGATCTGGTCGGTTACTCGGTTAATTATGCGATTGACCTGCAGACGGACGGTGGCACATGGCAGACGGTACTCAATACCAGCGTGACCGGCAAAACGACTTCAGGTTACGAGCGCAGCCACCGTATTGATTTACCTCAGGCTGGCAGCAACTGGACAATCCGACTCCGTAAGATTACGTCTGATTCCAACAGCGCGAAGATCGGCGACACGATGATGCTGCAGAGCTTCACCGAGGTAATTGACGCCAAATTACGCTATCCAAACACAGCGCTGCTTTATATCGAATTCGATTCCAGCCAGTTTAACGGCTCAATCCCGCAGATCTCCTGCGAGCCCCGAGGCCGCGTTATCCGCGTTCCGGATACTTACGACCCCGACACCCGCACTTATAGCGGTACGTGGACTGGGACATTTAAATGGGCCTGGACCGATAACCCTGCCTGGATTTTCTACGACCTGGTGGTTAGCGACCGTTTCGGACTTGGGGATCGTCTTACAACGGCCAACATAGATAAATGGACGCTCTACCAGGTTGCGCAGTATTGCGATCAAATGGTACCGGATGGCAAAGGCGGAAGTGGTACCGAACCACGCTATACCTGCAACGTGTACATTCAGGAACGCAACGACGCTTATACGGTCCTGCGTGATTTTGCTGCCATCTTCCGTGGGATGACCTACTGGGGGGACGACCAGATTGTGGCGCTGGCGGACATGCCGAGAGATGTAGATTTTACATATACGCATGCGAACGTTATAGAAGGGCGCTTTACCTATTCCAGCAGCACCACAAAGAACCGTTACACCAATGCGCTGGTGTCCTGGTCTGATCCTGATAACGCTTATTCTGATGCGATGGAGCCTGTTTTTGAGCAGGCGCTGGTTGCACGTTATGGGTTTAATCAACTCGAGATAACTGCGATCGGTTGTACCCGTCAGTCGGAAGCGAATCGCAAAGGGCGATGGGGGATCCTCACCAACAACAAAGATCGCGTTGTTACTTTCAATGTAGGGGAAGATGGCAACATTCCACAGCCTGGCTATGTAATCGCCGTAGCGGACCGAAATCTCTCCGGGCGCGACCTGGGCGGCCGTATCTCTGCGGTGAATGGTCGCGTGCTGACGCTGGACAGGGCGCCGGATGCTTCGGCAGCCGACAGGATGATTGTCAATCTTCCATCGGGTGTTTCACAGTCACGCACCATTCAGTCGATAACGGGCAATAAAGTGACCGTTACGACCGCTTACAGTGAAACACCTGTGGCTGAGGCCGTATGGGTCATTGAGTCTGATGAGCTCTACGCACAGCAGTATCGCGTTATTACGGTAACTGATAATAACGACGGCACGTTCACAATCGTCGGTGCAAATCACGATCCGGATAAATTCGATCGCATTGATACCGGAGCCATCATTGACCAGCGGCCGGTTAGTGTGATCCCTCCGGGTAACCAGTCACCGCCTGCAAACATCGCGATCAGCTCGTTTTCCGTGGTGCAACAAAATATCAGCGTCGAAACGATGCGCGTGAGCTGGGACCAGGCGCAGAAAGCTATAGCCTATGAAGCGCAATGGCGCCGCAATGACGGGAACTGGATTAACGTGCCTCGCAGCTCCACCATGTCATTCGACGTCCCGGGGATTTATGCCGGGCGCTACCTGGTGCGCGTGCGCGCAATCAATGCCGCTGAAATTTCATCCGGATGGGGCTATTCAGAAGAGAAAACGCTGACAGGTAAAGTGGGCAATCCACCGAAGCCGGTTGGCTTCATCGCTTCTGAAAACGTGGTTTTCGGAATCGAGATGAACTGGGGATTCCCGGCGAATACCGACGACACGCTGAAGACGGAAATTCAGTACAGCCTGACTGGTACCGAAGACGATGCGATTCTGCTGGCCGATGTGCCTTACCCGCAGCGCAAATATCAGCAGATGGGCCTTAAGGCTGGGCAGATTTTCTGGTACCGCGCGCAGCTGGTGGACCGTAGCGGCAACGAGTCTGGTTACACAGAGTGGGTGCGTGGGCAGGCCAGTATCGATGTCTCCGACATCACCGATGTGATCCTGGAAGAGATTAAAGACTCGGATACCTTCAAGGACCTGATCGAGAGCGCCGTGGATACCAACGAAAAAATTGCTGGTATGGCTGACGATATCCTGCAGGCGAATAATGAACTCGAACAGCAGGCGCAGGAAATTGCCAAAAACGCGCATGACATCGGGCAGGTTCAGACCGATGTGAAGGAACTGACAAGCAACGTTGGAGATGTGTCGTCATCTCTGTCTCAGCTTGAGCAGACCGTGGCGACGGCTGACACCGCGCTGGGTCAGCGAATCGACAGCATCAGCGTGTCTATGGACGGCATGACGGGCGGGGTGAAAAACTCGGCCATTGCCATTATCCAGAACGGGCTGGCACAGGTGGCCGCGCGTAAAACCCTGTCCGCAACGGTCGCCGGTAACAGTGCGCAGATGGACCGTCTCGACGAAGTGATCGTCAGCGAGAAGGAAGCCACAGCACGTTCATTGCTGAGCCTGCAGACGGACGTTAACGGCAACAATGCATCCATCAACAGCCTCAACCAGACGTTCTCTGATTACCGGCAGGCGACGGCCACCCAGATAAACGGTATTACGGCAAAAGTCGACGGACATACTGCGGCAATCACCACCAACGCGCAGGCTCTCGCGAGCATGGATGGTGATCTCAGTGCCATGTACAACATCAAGGTAGCAGTCGATGCTAACGGTAGGCAATACGCTGCCGGAATGGGGATCGGCGTAGAGAATACGCCAGAGGGCATGCAGTCACAGGTAATGTTCCTGGCTGACCGTTTTGCTGTCATGACCCAGGCAGGCGGTAATGTTACGCTCCCGTTCGTTATCCAGAATGGCCAAACCATTATCAGGGATACGGTCATCGGTGACGGGACAATCGGCAACCTTAAACTCGGTAACTATATCCAGTCCTCAACATGGGACGGAACCGGTAATGTTGGCTGGCATATCAACAAATCGGGTTATGCCGTTTTCAATAACGTAACCGTGAGAGGAACGGTTTACGCCACGAACGGTGAGTTCACCGGGAAGGTAACTGCAACGAGTGGTTCGTTCAAAGGCACAGTGGAGGCTGATAGCTTTGTAGGGGATGTGGTTAACGCTGGCGTTGGTGTGGATAAATCCAAATTAGGGGCAGGTGGTGTAACTACCAGTCTGACCTATACGGATACAACCGGAACAAGCAAACCCAAGACTGCAATAGTGTCGGCTGTAGTGATGATATATGGCGTCTCAGCAGGCGATGCTACTGCACGGATATCTGTGACCATTGACGGCACAACAAAAGATTATCAGTGGGTAACTTGTCCAAGTAGAAACACCACCAATGCTATTGCGGTCCCGGTATTTTTTGCGAAAAGCGGAATTACAAAGCAAGTAGTCACCGCATCAATAAGTGTTAATGATATGTCGGGAGGAACAAACGCCTCAAGGAAAGATATTCTTTCACCTGTATTACAGATAGCTCGAGGTTCGGGTTCTTTTTCTGCCTCATAAAAATAAAGCCCCGTGAGGGGCTTTATTTGCTTGTTTATTTAAAAGGAGCTTTATATTTTTGGTCCGGGAGTTTTTGGCTTTTGTAAGATGCGCCGCCTACACATGGCTTAACATGAGAGCCATTGTCGTAAGAAGTCACACTGGACGTGTTTGCGTTTACGCAGGCATCAATCTGACGTTTTTGTGCGGTTCCGCCATTGCCATAACCAGGGTCTGATTTTTGCCCCTGTTCAGAAGCAAAAGATACAGAAGAAAGGGTCAGGAAAGTCACGCCAAGTAACACCGATAAATAATTCTTTTTCATTCTATATATTCCATTGGTTAGTGGGATATCCATATTCACAAATAAACGCCCATTATTCAGATCGTTTATATGAATCAATATTCATTTATTGATCGTTTCTAGCGATCGATAAATTCATGGAGCGCAAAATGCTTTATAACACTGGCACTATCGCAATTAACGGAAATACGGCAACCGGCACCGGCACGAACTGGACGGCACCCGCCAGCCAGGTTCGCGCTGGCCAGACGATTATTGTCATGTCTAACCCGGTGCAGCTGTTCCAGATCTCATCCGTGAACAGCGCCACGACAATGACGGTAACACCTGCTGCATCACCGGCGCTGAGCGGCCAGAAGTATGGAATCCTTGTGTCGGACAATATCTCGGTCGACGGTCTGGCACAGGCCATGTCACAGCTCATCAAAGAGTATGACGAGAATATTGGTGCCTGGGAGGCGTTCGCCACTACCTCGGCAAACCAGAGCATCACCGTTACCATCAACGGCACCCCTGTAACCATTCCTGGTATCGGTAAACTGGCGCAGAAAGGGGCCAACGGTGCGCTTGCAATTACTGACGGCGGGACCGGGGCAACGACTGCAGAAGCCGCTCGCACAAACCTCGGTTTGGGAAGTAGTGCTTTACTGGATGCTCAAAGTTCCTGGGGTGATTCCGGTCAAAAGAAAGTTCTAACTGTGGGGGCTTTTGGTCTGGGGCGTGAAATTACTGAATCAGTTCCACTTAATACTATGAGCGAGTCCTACCCCTCATCGTTTATATGGTCAGTAGAGGACGCCAGCTACATGGGGGTCTCAGGAAGTCAGAGCATTACCTCAATCGTAATAGCTCGCGGAGGTAGACCAACTCGCATTCATCAAATCTACACGTTAGGGCGGACTTTCTTCAGTTACCGAACACCTACAGGGTGGCTGTATCAGGAAGCCTACACAACGGGGAACACCACTAAGGCGAGCGACGGCACGCTAAAAGCGGCCTCACCAGTTGCGCGCATAGTGACGAGTCGGGATGCATGCCAGCGCGCTGACGTAGCCGAAGATGGTTTCTCCTGGTGCGGCTGTGGGACAGCAAACGCAGAGGCGGAGGGCATAACCCTTTCTCGCCTCGAGGCGGGCGTTTACCTGCTGACAGGTTCAGCAGGACTGGCTTCAGAGGGATGGCAGTTACTGCCACCGATGGACCCTGGTGGCACGGGAGAACTTGGCGTGGTTGAAGCTGAGCAGACGGAAAGCGGAGGCCTGACAATCCGTCTTTTCAAGCAAAAATACATCCTGAGCGGTAAAAGTGAGATCATTAAAACCAAAGGTGAACCGATGGACGTACCGGCGAACAGCTGGATCGATGTTCGCCTTGATATGCCTGACGATTCCCTGTTTAACCAGCGGATGAGCCAGGAGCCGCAACGTTGATCTCTTCCTCTAAGGCGCTGACGCGGACAGCCAGCGCTTTGATTGCCGCCAGCGCATCGAGCATCAGAGGATTGAGGTCGAGCGTCATTTTCCCCGACTCCTCAGCCGAGTGAACATATTGCGGATCTATCTTTTCAAGTTCCTGAGCAATGACGCCGCGGCGAGTCGTTTTGGCTTCATCTGCGAGGTAGTAGAAGGTCTTAAAATCCATTGCCACGATGTTGGCCAGAGACACTTCTAAATCCAGATCCCCTGTCACTTTCTTAAAGTTAATGTCCGATGTACCCGCAGACTGCAGCTGCACCCACGGCACTGAGGATTTTGGAGTTTGAGGGTCAGTGGTTGTAAGAAAGCGGCTGAATACCGCACTACCGGAAGTGATCCATAACTGCGCAATTCGCTGTCCAGTGTACGAACTCTGGAACCCACAGCCATTCGCAGGAGCCCACAGAGTATTGCCATCAGCATCACTGATGAAGGATGAACTGGCATCTGTGGGCTTATTTTGGAGAGCCGAACCAACCCCAAAATCCCCAACCGAAAGCATGTTGCCTGACGAGCTATAAGCATTCCTCGTCGCGCTACTTCCTAAACCGACGTTTTATAGATTGCCCTGGGCCAGCCTTGCCGATAACTTCACCTGATTTTTTTGAAGAAAAGGTGACTAAAAAACATGCAATATGGGTACGCAAGGGTGTCAACTTTTGACCAAAATCTTGAATTACAGTTAGAGGCGCTCAATCGATTAGAATGTGACCACATTTTTGAAGACAAAATATCCGGTGCAAAGGCCAAACGGCCAGGGCTGGATAAGATGATGAAATTATTGCGGCCAGGAGACACCGTCATCGTTTGGAAGCTGGACCGGCTTGGACGCTCACTCATACACCTCGTCGATTTACTGCGTTATTTCCGTGCGAACAACATTGAGTTTGTATCAATCACCGAAGGGATAAGAATCAGCACTTCAATAGGCCGTTTTGCATATACCATGCTGAGTGCAGCTGCCGAAATGGAAAGGGAAAACATTATTGAAAGAACGCGAGCAGGGTTAGCAGTGGCCCGGTCAAAGGGGCGAATCGGCGGCAGGCGTCCAAAGCTTACCCAGGAACAATGGGACCAGGCGGGCCGACTGATAGCTAACGGCGTAGACAGGAAGCAGGTAGCGATAATTTATGACGTTGCAGTATGCACGCTTTATAAAAAATTCCCCGTTTCAAAACCGGCTTAAATTTGCTCACACAGAGTTACTGTCACAAAATTTACAAAAATCATAATTCGAAGCGACATAGAAACTTAGAAACGAAACGGCGAAGCTTTAATCATTCATGGCAGACCCTCTGTCTTGCGTGCATACTCAAATGAAACTACTGTATATAAAAACAGTATTCGAGGTATGCAACATGGAATTTATCAGGCCTGCAGAACTGCGAGAAATTATTGCTCTCCCGCTTTTCAGTGACTTAGTGCAGTGTGGTTTCCCAAGCCCCGCGGCTGATTATGTTGAACAGCGTATCGATCTCAATGAGTTACTTATCGCTCACCCGAGTTCAACATATTTCGTTAAAGCCGCGGGTGATTCAATGATCGAAGCCGGGATCAGCGACGGTGATCTGCTGGTGGTCGACAGTTCGCGGACAGCTGTGCATGGTGACATTGTAATCGCTGCAGTTGAAGGCGAGTTCACTGTTAAACGACTGCAGCTGCGCCCGACCGTTCAACTCAATCCTATGAACAGTGCGTACAGTCCGATCGTTGTTGGCAGCGAAGATACCCTTGACGTTTTCGGCGTTGTTACTTTCATCGTGAAATCGGCGAGCTGAATATGTTTGCGCTCTGTGATGTGAATTCGTTCTACGCATCATGCGAGACTGTATTCAGGCCGGACCTGAGAGGGCGCCCGGTTGTCGTTCTCTCAAATAACGATGGCTGTGTAATCGCACGAAGCGCCGAGGCCAAGGCCGCTGGAATTACTATGGGAGAGCCGTTCTTCAAGCAAAAGGAGCTTTTCCGGCGCGCTGGCGTTGTTTGCTTCAGCAGCAACTACGAGCTGTACGCAGACATGTCGAACCGGGTAATGACGACGCTTGAGGAAATGAGCCCTCGCGTCGAAATTTACAGTATCGATGAAGCTTTTTGCGACCTGACAGGTGTTCGCAACTGCCGGGACCTTACGGAGTTCGGCAAAGAGATCCGCGCTACCGTTCTGAAGCGTACGCACCTCACCGTTGGCGTTGGCATTGCTCAGACAAAGACTCTCGCTAAACTCGCCAACCACGCCGCAAAGAAATGGCAGCGGCAAACGGGCGGTGTAGTGGACCTGTCAAATGTCGATCGGCAGCGCCGACTCCTTGCCCTGGTACCAGTTGAGGACGTATGGGGCGTTGGCCGCCGCATCAGTAAGAAGCTTAACGCCATGGGCATTAAAACGGCTCTGGACCTCTCAGAACAAAGCACATGGATTATTCGCAAACACTTCAATGTCGTGCTGGAGCGAACTGTCCGGGAGTTGCGCGGCGAGCCTTGTCTTGAGCTGGAAGAGTTTGCACCAGCAAAGCAGGAAATCGTATGCAGTCGGTCATTTGGCGAACGCGTCACCGAGTACGAACAGATGCGGCAGGCTATTTGTAGTTATGCGGCACGTGGTGCTGAAAAGCTACGCGGTGAGCATCAGTATTGCCGGTTTATCTCGACGTTCGTTAAAACCTCTCCCTTTGCGCTGAATGAACCGTATTACGGTAATAGCGCGTCAATGAAGCTTCTCACCCCTACACAGGATTCCCGCGACATAATCAACGGCGCGGTAAAGTGCTTGGACAAAATCTGGAAGGATGGTCACCGGTACCAGAAAGCTGGAATTATGCTTGGGGACTTCTTTAGCCAGGGGGTGGCGCAGCTGAACCTTTTTGATGAGAACGCGCCACGCGCTGGAAGCGATAAGTTGATGGAGGTGCTCGATCACCTGAACGCAAAAGACGGGAAAGGAACTATATATTTTGCCGGGCAGGGCATACAGCAACAGTGGCAGATGAAGCGTGAAATGTTATCTCCACGCTACACCACAAGATATTCAGACCTTCTCAGGATTCGATGATTTTGATTCTTAGGTCCGCTATGTGCCAGGAGCGGACGCTAATGAGAACATTCTGTGGAAATCAACGGGGTGTAGGTCAATTAGGCTGGACTGACCCCGCCCCGGTAGACGATCCTTGCCTATAGTTGGAGCATGAATTTCTCCCCAAGTATTAATCAAATTGGCGGCGAACCTCGATTTCAACAATGTGGCGAGGTGTTCGCCCAAGCTTAGCATCGCCGTTAGCGACAGCGATGATATCCTCATGCTCGTCGCCAGCCCACAGGCCAACAAGCTCGTGCAGAAAAAACTCCGCGTAGGAGCAGCTGGCGTCCCGCACCCGCATCGCCGAAACCGAGGTTTTGCTCGTGTCCAACTGGGTCAAATTCCTAACGAGCCGAGCTGGGGCAACCCAGAGAACCGGGCGAGGAGAGGGCGGAGTCGCGAAAAGATAGTAGGCGTGTTCTGACTGCGTGAGTATGTCCTCGCACTGCTTCAGGTCGATGCCTACCCTTGAACTGAACTCCCGCCCCGAATCAGTGCCTCTGCGCTTTTTCACCTGCATAAGGGTCGCACGCTGAATCACTGTTTCCCCCTTTTCCACGATACGGCTCAGGAACAGCACGTCTGCCCCCAGCGGAGCACCGGCTGGTGTGTTTGCCCCTTCCTCCCGCTTGCTGGGTTGACGCACATTTACTGTCAGGCTCGGATACCTCGCCCGCGTCATAACCGAGAGTTGGCGCAACTGGCTGCTCACGTTGCCAATCGCCTCCTTCGTCATAGTCAGGAGGCGCGCCGTATGGGCCTCCTCGTCCTCTCCCCAAGTCTTCGAATATTCGCGACAAAATTCTTCCTCAATCTGGCTAAGTGCCCTAAAGATGACTTGCTCCACGGAAGGATCGCTCAGCCAAGTTTTGGCTCCTACGCTAGGCAACGCAGTGTCTCCCTCGACCCGGCCTACCGGCCCCTCTAAGTCCAGTGCACCCTGCTTGGACCGCAGTAGTCCCTTGCACCTCAGTTGCAGTTGCCTTACATCAGTGCCGACAAGCCGATTCGCAAACGCCAGATGTTGATCGTCATCCATCAATCGCAAAAGCACTGGCTCGACTTCGGCAAATGCCGTCTGCTCGAGCCAAAGGCAAGCAAAACTGAGGAGCCCCTGAGCTAATTCAGGTTCCTCATTCGCTTGATCGAACAGATCCTGTCGCCAGGCCTCGCGGGCGGCCGGGCCTAGTTGTGTCCACAGCGTTTTTCGACCACTCGTCAGGGATGGCAATTCTCTGAGACTGGCTACGACGTTTTGCTGGCTAGACCGCACAGGGTCTTCAAACTCGTGCCAAGCCGCCGCAAGCGCGAGGTCCGAGGGTATGGTGTCCACGCACAATGTAGCAAGCCTCGAGAAGGCTTTGGCAACGCACCCCTTTAAATTGTCTTTCTTCTCTTTATGCGAATAGATGTGCCAGCGCAGGAACAGATTACGTACATCCTCAGGCAATATCATGCTGCTATGTTGGATTAGCTCAGGAAAGACTGACAGATCTGCTCGTTCCAAAACCTGTTCGCAAGCCCACCGGGACGTTTGCACTGTCTGCGAATTCGCAAAAAGAGAGAAGACGAGCTCAGGCATGCTGTAGCTTGGATAGCCCGACGGCTTGTCGATATGTTCTTCCAGGTATGCGCATACACGCTGCCAATGCTGCTGGACCAGTTGATCGAAAGCCCAATTATTCGCCCCCGGATGAGGGTCGACTAGTTGAAGGACATTGATGCAATCTTCCTCGGACGTATTGACCACCAACGCCTTCATGATCTGCTGATCTTCCAAATATTTATACCGAGTATATGAACGGTCAGCGAGCAACCAGTCCACCCAAATCGCACGTGGTTCGATTTCCGCCAAAATGATTTTACGTAAGCCCGGGGGATTATCATTAAGTATGCCATCCCAGAAAGTATCCTGAGCACGCCGGTAAGAATTTGGGTCCAAGATAGAAGACGACTTCTCGATCCCCGTGGCTCCGTGTCCGAGAATTTTTAAGGTCAGCGCTATCTGCCCCTTCTGTGCCGCATCCTCGAATTCGCTCATAAAGTGCTCGCGCTCTGTTTGCGAACTCCATAGCCTATTCATACCCGTAACACTGGGGTTATCAGTTGATAGATGAGAGTAGTTCAGATGAAGCATGTCTTTGTGGATGGTAAAATACCGTGCGAGGAATTCGACAAGCGGCTGAGCCCAGCCTTCCAACGAAATACTGGCAACTGCCGATTGATTCTCGAATTCAATATTTACGAACAAGATGCTCTCCCTTTCCCCGTAGCTGGCACCGACGACCTTCGCCATGGTGGTCTGCATATTCTCAATAAGTCTACCGTAGCCAAAACGCAGGCGGTTCAAAGAACCGCCCTTATACAACAACAGACATTATAGAATTCCGTTGATCTTTTTATTACTTCTAAATAAAAAATTTGCTAATTACCGATCCACTTTAGCCAGTCCATGGTTGACCTATTCCCAGTTAATTGACACACGGCATTGTCAGCAAGATTCATGGTGACTCAATTACGGACTTCTGCTCTTCGCTCATTTCGGACGTGCCAGATCTCTTTTACCTTTTATCGTGCTGCCTCGATTAACTCCGGACCCTGATTCTTCACATTGCCCACGGCGCGCGTCACGGCGTGCCAGATAAACTTGTCGGCCGGTACGGCACCGTCTGCTGCTATCTCTTCAGCTTCTTTCCCAACTATATCCTGTCGCATCCATTCGCGTGCCGCTTCTGCAGACAGAACCAAGGGGCGGCGGTCGTGAATGTCGACCAGTCCTTTATCAGCTGCAGACGTCACAATCAGAAATCCTTCCGCTTCGTCTCCGCGCTCAAATGGTGTGCTGCCGATAGCTGCCATAAATATCGGCTGACCGTCTGCACGGTGAATGAAATATGGCTGCTTCTTGTCGCCTTCCTTTTTCCACTCGAACCATCCATCGGCGAAGCATATCGCCCGGCCATGCTGCCAGAGGGGCTTAAACATTCGACTGGTGGCCGCAGTCTCGACACGTGCGTTAATCAGTGGCGGTTTATCCCACCACCCGGGCGCGTAACCCCAGAAAACCGGATCAAGATGCAGCTGCTCGTCGCGTTCGCTCAACAGCAGGACTTTGGTTCCCGGAGCCACATTGTAACGTCCGATTGGTTCAGGATCGTATGCAATGTCTCGATCACCTTCATCGGCTAGGTAAGCCAGATATTCTTCACGGGTTTGGGCTTGTGCAAAACGTCCACACAT